ATCGCGCTCTCTGGCGTATCGGCCACATCTGCGATAGGCACTCTCGTTGTTGGGCTCAGTCTTGCGCTCTCTGGATCCTCTGCAACTGCGAATGCCGGAACACTTACGCCCAACAATTCTTTCGCGATTACCTCAAACTCCGCGACCACATCTGTTGATTCTCTCAGTCCAAATAATTCAATAGCGGTTAGTGGAAACGGCGTAACCGCAAGTCTGGGAACGCCCACCCCTAACGACACTGTGGCTCTCAGTGGGAATCAAACCTCTACAAATCTTGGCAGCGTTTCGCCGAATTCATCAATTGCACTCACTGGCAATTCTGGAACTTCAGATGTAGGTTCACTTGATTTCACGAAGAGCGGATCGCTGGAAATCTCGGGCGTTGAATCCTCAGCAAGCGTAGGCTCGCTTACGCCGAATACATCCGTCGATCTAACAGATAACTCTGCGTCGGCCGATATTGGTTCTCTCACTCCGTCATTAAGTGTTTCTCTATCGGGAACCGAAGTTTCCAGTGAGGTGGGTACTCTCTCTCCGACGTTATCAATTGAACTCAGCGGCAACGAAGCCTCGTCGGATGTTGGGGATGCCGTATTTGTTACGGGCGATATAGATCGGCCTCTCATCGGCGTCTCAGTCACTACTTCAATCAACTCGCCCAAACCGGAGATCGCGATCCCGATTACGGGAGAAGTCGCTACAGGTAATGTCGGCTCTGTTGGTTTTACCGAAACAGGCACGGCTGATCTATCAGGGGAAGAGGCCACAAGCGTAGTTGAAAGCGTCACGCCTTCTGCGGACATTCTTATCAGTGGAGCCGAAGCCCCAACTTCTGCTGGAGATCTCAGCTTTACGAAATCAGGTTCTGTAGATCTCTCAGGCAACGAGTCTCTCACCGATACTGGCAATTTAACTCCGAGTGTGGATGTCTCAGTAACCGGATTAGAAGTTTCCGCGAATGTTGGTGATCTTAGTTTCACAAAATCTGGACAACTAGAACCTTCTGGCGTAGACGCAGCCGCATCTGCTGGCGATGTCTCGGTCAATAGATCCGTTGACCTGTCAGGATCACAAGGAGCGGGTGCCGTTGATACCCCTGCGTCTAGTACCTCTTTAGCACTCACCGGCGAAGCCGCAACTACAAACGGCAGCAGCGTTGCAGTGTCAATCACGGTTGGCTTGTCAGGGAATGAGGCAGCGGGCACTGTCGGATCTGTATCTGCTTCATCTCCTGGTAGTGCTGCGCTCTCTGGTATTCAATCCTCTGGTCAGGTCGGCTCATTAAGTTTCACCAAGTCAGGCTCGACTGAGCTTACCGGTGCCGAAGTTACCTCGCAGGTTGATAGTAGTATCTCGCCACGTCTCACGATCACGCTTTCAGGCACCACGGCTATCGGCCAAACCGGATCACTTGGTTACACAAAGTCAGGACAAGTATCAATCCTTGGTGTTCAGGCAATAACGCAACCTGGGACTATTCTGTCTGCCTCTACTGTCTCTGTCTCAGGCGTTGACGCATCTGCTACTCATGGAAATGTAGTGCCGCGTTTGCAAGTTCCGCTGAGCGGTAACCAATCTTCGGCAGCGGTTGGCACTCCTGGTGTTTCAAATGATGTAGCGTTAACTGGCAACTCGGGATCAGGACTCATCGGGCAGATTAGCTTTACGCCTAATGATGTCACGCTTCCTTTATCGGGCGTCGAGGCAAGAGGCGAAGTAGGAAATGTTTACCATCTGCATGCCAGAGAGTTTATAAAGGTGTTTGGCGAGACTCGCACAATCATGATAGGCTCCGAACCACACCGCTCGCGTATTGATCGTGAGAGATCGCGAGTAATCACGCTTAGCCATGAAGATAGGATCACTGAGATCGCGTACGAGGATCGGAAAAGCTAGTGTTTACCAAGGAACCAACAGAAATATTGGACTATCAGATCGATTGGTCTGACTGGCTCGGATCTCTCACGATTGCTACCTCTTCATGGTCCCTTCCTGCGGGTATTACTAAAGTCACTGACGACAAAACGAGCACCACAACTCTTATTCGACTTTCCGGCGGTACTTGGGCCGAAACCTACGAAGTCTTTAACACTATTGCTGCCAGTAACGGCGAAACAGAAACTCGATCTATCCTGATCCGGATTCAGCGCTCCGTTGCTTATTGCTCATCAATCGAAGTACGACGGCGGGCACAGGGCGGAGCAGGATCAGGCGGCACCGCGACCGTCAATGTTCTCACACCCGCTGAACTTGATTCACTAATCGAACAGGCTAGTCGAATGTTTGATCTCGAGTGCGGGGTGCCCGAAGGCTACTTCAACCCTGCTCCGATTCCTATTCCAACATCGCGCACCTTCTACGGCGACGGCACTAACTATCTGCGATTACCTCCTTATGTAGGAGGTTCTCTAGATACCAGCATCACACTTCCAGAGGGTTACACTACACCAACGTTCACGGAGTTAAACGGGCAACTGGTTATCAATAGCAATGGCATGCTTCCTCCGTTCTCACAATTTCATAATTGCCTATGGCGGGGTTGGTACACAGGCGTCGCGGTCACCGTTTCAGCGATTTGGGGCTGGCGTGAGACACCTGCTGACGTGAAGCTAGCCGTGATCGAATTAGTGATCAACCTTTGGAGAGAAACAGATCCCGCCTCAATCAAACTCGTCAATCTTGAAGGGCAACCATTGCGTGAGAAACTGCCTCCGCGAGTGCTGGAGATCGCGAAAAAGTATCGCATGAAAGGCAAAATAGCCTTCGTCTAATGTTACGATTTGTCGCAGAGATCCAAGGCGTTGTGCAACTCGATCGCGCTTTCAATCGCGTCGATCAGGAGATCAGCGACTTCCGCAACTTTTGGCCGGGAGTAATTACCACCTTTTATGATATTGAAAGTCAGCAATTCCATACCGAAGGGGCAAGTGGCGCATCAGGCAAGTGGACTCCGCTTAGTCCCGCTTACAAGCTATTCAAGGAGCGCGAGTTCCCCGGCAAAACTATCCTGCGACGTGAGGATGCATTGTACGAATCAATGACCGGGCCGGATGCCCTTGATTCCATCCTTCGGCCTGAGGAGCATGAATTAGTGATCGGCTCGGCGCTTCCTTATGCGCCTATACATCAGAAGACGCGCCCAATTATCTCGTTAACCGAGGAAAGCAAACGGCGGATGGTGAAAAGCATTCAGCAACGACTGGTAGAATTTACTCGGAGTGCCGGGTTTGGGGTTCAGGAGCGAGCAGCATAGATGGTAGCTAACCTTAAATATTATGCAGTTCAGGAAGAGGGCGTAATTGACAACGCTCTCTTTGTCATTGAGCGTGACTTCAAAGCGATCCTAGATGAGTTCAACCCGATTGAGGCAATGCTTCCGCCCGACGATCCGGCCTACATGGAAGACTTTCAGGAACGGGCATTAGGGCAAATTCAACGAATGGTGTTTCCCACACTTGCCATAGGCCCGAATCGCAATGCTGCTTCTGAATCGGCAGCCCGCGATCGACTTAATCAGGCAGTGAGATTCGATATTTATGTCGGCGTGACTGCTGATTCCGCCCCAAACGTGACACGCAAAATCATGCGTTACATGGCGGCCCTCGATGCGACTCTGCGCAGTGCAAAAACTTCTGACTGGAAACGAAACATGTCTGCTATAATCTTCGGCATTGTTTTGGAAGCAGAGCACGTCTACGGAGCAATCCGTGAGCGTGAGTCAGTTTATTACCGGGACGCCTTGATGCAAGTGACGCTTGTGTTCAATGAGCAGTAGTGCATTCGACAGCGAGATCCGTTTGCCCGTTGCGGCCACGATAGATCAGCCGCCGAAGCACTTGCATCCTGCTACTCGTAAGTTGCACGAAAGCGTTATTAGACTGGTCAAGGGCATCATTGCCGCTTGGGAACAGTGGTTGAAAGATATTTCTTAATCAAACCCTTCTGAGCACGCCGCTCGGCCTCGCTTCATAAGCCTCGCCAGCGAAAGATAGCCTCCTCAGACTCACCCACGAGAGGAGCTATTCAATGGCAGGCACAGCCGATAATTACGTAGTTGAAGCGGTCCTTATTGGTCCCTGTAAGATCTACGCAGATCTGGGAGGCGGGTCTGGCGAGTGGGACGGGGCACCTGACGTACGACTCATCCTCGCTCTCGACGGATCTCCTGATGCAGATCAAAACCCCAACGCCAGACATGTCGGATGGACTCAAGACGGAGCTGAGTGGCTAGTAAAGCCGAATGTCCTCAACTTCATCCCGGACGAGTCGCAGGAAGCGGTAATCTCGCGCGTACAGGCGGAGGAAAAGGTAATCTCTGGCTCCGCATGGCAAGTAGGCGATATGGATCTTGCCGAGATTCTCATGCCTACCGCGACTCGGAGTGACGTAATGGGCTCCAAGGGGTTGACCTTCGGCGGAGCCGGAATCCTATCGTACACATCAGTTGCGGTGATTGCCCCACTTGAAGGCGATCCGACACGGTTCGCGGTCTTCCATCTCTACAAGGCGTTCAATAATGCCGGGCTTGCGGCACAACTCACCTCAAAGAAGCCGACCGCATCAGCGTTTGCGTTTCAAGGCAACGGAATCGGTACGCGCGCAGCGGGCGACCGAGCTGGTCGCTACTTCATTACTAACGCAGGAGCACAATCGTAATGCAAAATCAGTGGTCTAAGCGTGTTCCAAGAAAGTACGAGTGTAAATCAGGGAATGAAGTAATGGTTCAGCGCCCAAGTCCCAGTCTAGCGCTCAAGTCCCAGAGGTTTCTCCCAATCTTAAAAAAGATTGTCGGGCCAGAGGGTAAAGCAAAGCTCGATGATGAGATGGCTGCGATCTTGGAACTGCCCGACGATGAGCTGGAGAGGCTTACAGACTACGCGGAGATTGTATTAGCTGATGCCGTAGCAGAACCTCGTTTGTCGGTGAAGCCTAAACAAGGCCAATTAAGCCCGCATGACGTTCCCCTTGGGGACTTTTGGGAACTTTTCATCTATATCAGCCGGGGATGTCCTGAAATCCCAGTAGCGATGAAGGACGGTGAGACGAGCATTGATGCCATCGCCGGCTTTCCTGGAGAGCAGGGAAGCAGTGCTGAGGTTAGCGCAAACAGCGAAAGCGTCCAGTAGTCGATGTTCCTACTTGATAGGCATTCTGGATGAAAGCGTGGCCTTAGCCTTCGATATGGAATGCAACGCTGTTCTTACTGAGTGGGAAATGGAAACAGAGACGCGGCGAATTGAGTCTGCGGTTGCTGGCATATTCGCTGAATCAACAACAAAACCGGCTCCGAAACAAAGTGGCCCGATCGTTTTGAATGCACAAGTTCACTCTTGAAACCAGAGGCGAAGTCTCAGTCCTGATTTGTAGTCACTGCAAACGCCCCTTCGCGGACATAGAAAATGGTCAGGTACGGTTCAAGTCAAAACACGGATCGAGCGAACATGAAAACTTGTTGACGATTGATCACCTGCGGATGATGGCGGTAGCAATGTACACACAACTACATCCGCCGCGACCGCCTGAGAGTTGGTAGCTGACAATTAACTAGCGATGCCTTTGCGCGTCCTTCCGAAGTTGAAGGGCGCGTTTTACTTTATGTCGCAGTCAGAGAACTCATTACTGCTTCGCATTCGCGGCGACTCGTCTGGTGGTAAGGCGGCGGTAGCTGAGACGCGCGCGGCAGTGGCCCAATTGCGCCAATCTCTCGGACCCGAACTTTCACAGACAGTTTCATCAACGAATAAAGTATTTAGTCAGATTGGCGATAACCTGAATGTATTTGTTTCTCAGCGCCTCCCCTTAGTCGGCGGGGCATTCTTGCGTGTCACAGAGAACATCGGCGGGTTGGGCAAAGAGGCTGGTAAGCAAGAAGCCGCGATTAATAAGGCTGCGGCGTCGATCTCAAACCTCGCATCAACTACCGGCAAATCAGTCCCACAGTTAACCACTTTCCTTACTCAATTCGCCAAGATCGAAGGGCAGGCCAATCGTGATGCTGCCGCCATTAAGTTCTTCGGCGCCGAAGTGCTTGCTAACAATGCGAAGATCATTCCATCAACTGAGCAGGCGACTGGCGAACTAGCCTCGCTCGCCACAGCAACCGAAGGTGTTGGAGCGGCGGCGGGAGGGATTGTGTTACCGATTGGCATTGCTGTAGTTGCGATTACTGCCCTTGCTGCTGCTGCTGTTGTCGCCATCAAGGAGATTGTTGAACTTAGCAAGTCCACCGCCGAGTTTCAGGGACGGATGTTTGACCTCGCCCAACAAACGGGCGTCGGAGTCGAAACGCTCTCAGCGCTGGAGATTGTGGCAAAGACAACCGGCGGAGAGATCGGGAGCCTCACGCAATCTCTTATTAACTTTCAGCGCAAACTGGAAGAGGCCCAAGATCCTCTCAGCAAGGCCGCCGATCTGTTCAATAAATACGACATCAGTATTTCAGATACCGAAACGGCACTACGCGATGCGCTCTCCGCTTTGGCTCAAATGCCAGAAGGGTTTACACAGACCAATGCCGCGGCAGAACTGTTCGGAACGCGCGGTGGCAAGCAGATGCTCGCAATTCTGAAGGAGAGCAGCGGTGATCTTGATGCGGTAATTAAACGAGCTCGTGAGTTGGGCATCCTGATCTCAGTAGACGATGCACGCGCGGCAGACAAGTTCAACGATGAATTAGCAATTCTAAATTTCCAGATCCGTGCGTTGGGTGCCGTGGCTGTTCGTGATCTCATTCCAGCACTTACTGACATCGTACGAAGTTTTGGAGAAGTCGTTACTGCGGCCCGCCCACTAATAAACATATTCAATACGATCGCTGGTCCGACTGCCCGAGCGTTCGCAAGTTCGATGCGCGGACTGTCGCTGATTGTGTTGGGGTTAACAGGCGATTTTAAGGGGCTGGTGCGACAGATAAAAGAGATGGAAGCGCTGAAGAATATCCCGGCGATCTCCATCCCGCAGCTTGCTCCTGTGCCATTGCCGGGAGCGCCATCACGCGAAGAGATAGAAGCCGAAGCAACGCGGACGGCTGAAGCGGTAGTCGCAGCAGCACGTCGAGCGGCGGCAAAAACCAACCAGGCGCTTGATGAACTCTTTCAGCAAGGTCGCATTAATCGAGAGAAACAATCGGAGCAGCTTATTGCGGACAATAAGAAGGTGCTGGACGCAGAGAGATCTCGTATTGATGCGATATTGGCTCAACGTGAGACGGAAATTAAAGGGCTGAATCGGGCTGACACTCAATTTGAGGACAACTTTAGGAAACTGAGCGATCAAATCAGCAAGCTACAACAAGAGAGGTTAGACAAGGAAAATGAGTTTGATGTCGCCAGCGCAGCGTTGAGAGCAAAGGCCGCCAAAGAACGCGCCGACTCAATACGTAATCAACGAGGGAATGAAACTGATCTGTTGGTCAACGAATTCGACAGACAAATCAAGGTTATCGAAGCATCGATCGCACGCGGTGCAACGGTCGAATCTGAGGGATTAACCATTATAGAGGCATTAGAGCGAGCAAAGATCGATGCACGGCGCGAAGGGCTGGAAGAACAAAAACGCATCGGCTTCCTCACTGTTACCGAACAACAGGATCTGAACAACCGCATTCAAGCACTGAATCAGGAAGCGGATCGGCTAGATGACGAGCAGCGCGCCCGACGTTTACAGCGCGAACGTGCTACCGCTGAACGCATCCGCGACATCAAGATTGGTGAACTCGAGACGACACTGGAACTCGAGCGGATTGTCGCGGAGCGGATTATTGAAACCACTGAGGCACTGGCGGATCGGCGTGTCGTTACCGAGGAAGAAGCGGCGAAACGCATTCTGCAAATTCGTTTGGACCTGATCGATCAAGAGATTGAAGCAACGCGCGCGCGACTGGAAGCGGCAAAGACTATTGTCGACGTTGATGAGCGAGTACGCACTGAAGCAGAACTCAATAACCGATTGAAGATTCTTGCCGAGCAGCGGAAGACAATTCAGGCCCAAGGTAATGAGGCGATCCGCGAGGGACGCAGGAAGGACATTGAGGATGAGCGAAACTACCTTAATCAGTTAAAGGAAATTGAGGATCGCATCTTCCGCATTCAGCAGGATACCGCACAAGAAGTTATTAACCTTATGCGCCTCCACTTCGTCTCTCGCAAGGCGATCATTGATGCTCAATTGCAACTTGATTTAGCAGATGCCGCCAAACGCCATGAGACACAACTTGAATTAATTCGAGAAGACCAGCGCGCAAACGATACCCATATCCGAATCCTTGAGAGCCGACTCAAGACGCTACAGGCAGCAGGTAAAGAAACCAGTGCCAAGTATCAGAAAGCGGTTGACGATCTTGCCGCGGCCAACGCGAAGAAGGCGGCGCTTCACGATGAAGAAGGGGCAGAACTACAACGATCCGAGAAGGAGAAGGAACGCATTCTTAGAGAGGCGCAATTGGCCCAGAAGGAAGCCACGCCTTTAGGCCGATTGGGGTTCGACGCTGAAGGTTTAGACGACTTCGCTCGGATTATCAAAGATGCAATCCTCTCTCCGATTGAGGCGGTGAAACGGGCTTTTGCCGAATTGCAAGATTCGATGAGAGCGTTTGTCGCCGAGACAGAAACTACTATTCGACCTCTGGGCGAAATCCTGCGAGATACGTTTTCTCAGTTCGCGGACGCGTTAGGTCAAGTAGTCGCCAATTGGGTGCTGTTAGGTGAAACCGGGCCGGCGGTCATGCGGAAGATTCTGGCCCAGGCGCTAGCCTCAATCGCTGCGGAGGCTGCGGTCAACGCAATTAAGGAACTAGCGCTTGGATTCGCCACGCTATTCTTTAATCCAGCGGAGTCCGCAGCGCACTTCACGGCCGCGGGCATATGGGCATCAATTGGTGGCGTTGCGGCACTAGCAGGACGAGCAGCAGCGGGCGATCTGTTCAAGCCAAAGGACTCCAACACTGGCGCAAACAACGGTTCGCGCGGCGGTACGGGTCAAGTTAATCCTGTAACCCTTTCACGTAACGCAGGTACAGCACCGCAGATTTCAACTCAACGAATAATCCTCGAAGTTCAGAGCAACGACTCGCACATAGTTAAAGTAGTGGGAGCCAACTATAACAGCGGGGGCAAACTGAGGCAGATAATTATAAATGACGGAGGCGTTGACTGATGCCGGAAGATGTTTATCCCACCCCATTACATAGCGCCACTTACGACACTGGTCCTATTTATCTTAAGTTTTTAAAAGTCCGAAAGGATTGGGCCAGCTTAACCCTAATATCGAAGTTTGAGGACGGTTCAATTGATACCAACACCAGCGCAAGCAACTGCTTACAAGAGTACCAATTGTCCTACGATGGTCTAACTGATGAAGACGCAAATATTCTTGATCAGTTTTGGGATGCGCACGGTCTGCATACACCGTTCACTTTTGTAGAGCCCCGTGATCATCCCTGGACCTTTCAGGAAGGCAATACAGTTACAGGATGTCGATTCATCTCGTACGAAAGGGACCACACTAGTGTTAAGGGAATTCAGAAGCGTGAGGTGGTGATCGGTAAGTACCCCTCCTGATGCAACTCAACATCGGCACATACTTGGAGGTTGTTCTCGACTCGCGTGATCGCGATCTGTTCGCGGTCTTCGAAATATATTCCAGTGATTATGATTCAAGCAGTGGATTCGATCCCCGAGATGCAGAACGAACCTTTGCGGGCTTCAATTATGTACTTCCCTTTGGGCCAGTCACATATAAGCGGCAAGTAAAAGCCACCGTCACACTGGACAAGACAATAAAGAAGCAGATCAACTCCGTTACGATTCGATTTTCTAACGTCGATAATGACATTGATGGCTTCCGCTACATGGCTCGGTATGTCAACTCGAATAGGGTTGAAGGGAAAAAGCTTGTCGTTCGGATTCTCTCACTCTCTGCGGCAGAAACAATCGGCAATAGCATAGCGGTCCTGGCTAATTCGATTGTTCTCTTCGCCGGTCGATGTGACAAACCCGATAACTTTAACCGTGAGAGTGGCTCCATTTCAGCCAAGCAGGATGTTGGCAATGTCGAAGCCCTGATCCCGCGCTATCAATTCCAACAGCACTGCACTGTTAAATTCAAAGGGCCAGAGTGTCTTGGCACGGAACTACTCTCAGAAAAGTCCGCAGAGTATCAGGCCGGAACGGTCTGCAACAAGACCGAAGAGAAATGTATTTTCTATGATAATCGTCCGTTCTTCCAGGGCACGCGCATCGTTCAAATCGAGAGCTCGTTCCTGCATAAGTCACACGAGAGTTTTTTCAAGAAGATCCTCAACATCCTGCCGGGAATTAGTAGACGCAAAGTTACAGTCAACAACTCCACGCATGATGGCACACCCTATGGAAATGTAATACCCGTAATTCTTGGTCGCTGGTATAGGCAACTCATCCCGCTCCAGTTTCAGGATGTTGGCACATCAATCAATTTCAAGATGGCGGCCTGTCGCGGGAAGATCCACGACTTCATAAATATCAGAAATGAGTCGCTCGGCTTCAATCAACCCCAAGGGGTAACAAAACATTTAGGCGAGTATGGTGGTGACGGATCACAAACTGCCGATAACGTGTTCCCTGATCATAGTTTTCACTCACGACTGGCATACCTAACCGGCTACTGCACCGGCTCAGATATTGAAACAGAGGACCCGGCTCCGGCTATCTCGTCCGTAGTGGCGGGGATAGTTCCCGATCAAATCTATTTCGACGTTGATCCGGATGGCACGGGGAAACTTAGAGACGGATCGGGAGGCGTTACCAGTCCGGGTTCGTCTGTTACTGCGCCATCGGCACCAGCAGATAGTTTTGATGCGGCGATGTTTGAGCCAGGCACTCCTACTTTCTACTTCAAAACACAAGAAACTATCTACGGCGGGATTTTCCCAACACCACCAGGCGGCATGACCGACTCGAGTGGAAACGGCAATCACGGCTTTTATGTGATCGACAACTCACCAACGCTCAATATCTCAACTCCTGAAATCCCAGTTGAAACCGATCCTGATTCGCGGTTTGTCTCGGGAGGATTTGGATTTCTCTCAGCGCCTTCTGGGGGCGATCTTGATCCACGCGGCATCCAAACATGGGTTGCTGTCGGACGCATCACCTCGCATGTTGACCAGTCTTTTATTCTGAATCGCGGCACAGATACCGCCGGCGGTGTGCCCTTTGGTCTATCGTTTGGTTTGGGTCTTGGTTCGGACACCATCTTCGCCTCGTTTGGCAATGGCGCAATTGGCGGCGGGTCAGGGCAATTATCCTATGGACCAATTGCGGAAGATGGAACGCCGTACTTAATCGTCTTTGTCTACGATGGCACAACGATCAGTCTTTATGTGCAAGGGTGCCTGAGGGACCGGCAGCCGTTTACGGGCGAGATAGTATTTTCTGATTTCAACAACTCACCGTGGCGATTTGGTTACACACCTAATCTTTTTGCTGGTGCCATTCATCAAAGCCAGGGCACCACACGCCTAGGAATGTACAACGGGATTGCGTGGACTCCGGAACAAGTCTCGAGACTGTGGGCGTCGATGCGCGTCAATCCCACCGGATGCCCCGGCGAAGACTGGACGGACAATCCGGTCGATCACGTTCGTTGGCTGCTTACAGAACCTTCTGCGCTTAACTTTCCTGAAAATATGATTGATGATTTTCAGAGCGCTTATGCAGCCGCTTATAATTGCGGCGCAATTAAAGACGAAACGAATGCAGAACGAGCGCTCCTACCTAATACCGAAGTCTCGAAAGCGGGGGTGGATTTCCGGCGCTACACTTCCACAGGATTGCTTGGTCCCCAATCCTTTGAGTCTACCCGCACACAGATTCCCGCCGGCGTACCTGCTCGATCTCTGATTAATGTTGGATCAGGTGGCGACGCGATTGGGGAATATGAATTCTATGATCCGAGTGCTCCCCCAACATCTTTAGATCTCCTGATTGCCTATCGAAAGCGAAACACCTGCAATACTGAACTATCTCAATCCAAAAAGGTCATTGATGTTATCCACGATCAAATCGGGCCTACGTTTGGACTGTTCTTCCGCTGGAACGCTAAAGGCCAACTCGTAATCGATAGCGAGCGGCCGGCAGACCGGACTAAGTTAAGGGTATCAAGCGATGTCGGTGCCACGGAGTTGATTGTCAATGATGTCCTGCCTTGGAAGAACACGCTAGGCTCACCTTACCTGCTCCACGGAAAACTCCATATCGGCGGGAACCTCTCAGAAGTGCGTCCGATTGCAGAAGCCATTTATTCCGATCTCGGGGATGAGGTTACGCTAGCCGCTTCTGCGTCAGGCGGGCCTACGGCTGTAGCTTCTGCTGCAACCCTGGGCGGAGGCTCCGATACCGTCCAATCGTCCGCTACAGTGACAATTGGAGGCTCTCTGGCTAACGGATCAAGCATTACCGTAACCATAGACAGTATTGATTGTGTGCTCGATCTTGTTAACGGGGAAACCTCTTCAATCATCGGACATCGGATGGCCTGCGTCATAAACGCAGATCCGATTCTGAGAGAATACATCGAAGCCCACGCCGAAGATAATGTGGTCACAATTTACTCGAAAATTGGCGTCCTGGTTTTAGCCTCTGAACTTGAGGAAGAGCATGAAGAAGGGACCGAACTCACGAGGGTCTTAGGTTCATTCGCAGGCAAAGCACTGACTTACGCTGATACCGCTCGGGCGAACATTCTTGATGGTACATTTGAATGGCCGGAAGCATCTCGCCAGCCGGTTATCAATCAGATCAAAGCAACTCACAGAGAAGCAATACAAGACTTTGGCGAATTCCCGATTGTTGTTAACGACGATCCGCATCAGGAAGATTATATAAAAGTCAGCCCATTCGAACCAGATCATTCCGCGATCGACAACTACAACCAAGACGCAAGACGGTGTAATGCCCTACTTAATAAGTTTCGGGCTGGAGATAAGTTCTTTAAGCTAGGGTCAACGGGCAGGGCCTTATTGCTTGATGAAGGGGATGTTATTTGTGCCTCAGATGATTCAGGAAACTATCGCAATGTCTTAATGCGGATCGAAGATGCGCAAGTTCGCAACAACGTAGAAATCTTTTTTGTCTCACGGCTCTACTCGCGAGATCAATTCAGCGATCTGATTCCTGATCCGGTTGACGCCTCAATTGAAGCAGGATTACCTAACTTTCAGGCACCACCTCCAGACATTCAATTCAATGATGAAGACTTTCCGCCCGATGGTCTAATGCAAGCCACAGATGGGTCAGCAGGGTTAACCTCAATCCGTGGTGGTGTTATCTTTGGTGACTCTGTTTATGCACAGTACGCAAAAATCCGATTGATACTTCGTGGCGGTGTTGTAGTCGATGAATCAATTAATTCACGACTCCCGCCTAACGAAGATGGTGAAGGCGTATTTGAATTCCTTGCGAGTGTTGATGGTCTATACACAGTTGAGGCAGTCGCTTGTAATCAATGGGGATGCTCAGATCCAATTACGGCAGACATTATTGTTGGGTTTGGAACGCTGAACGGACTCGCGCTGATGGATGGGTTTTTATATCTAACGCAAGACGGGGATATTTTGGAGAAACAGGATGCCTAATCAAAAGATTGTTGACTTACCAGAAGATACAACACCGGCCGCAACTGACTTTATTACGACCGTTGACGTATCCGACACCACAGACAGCCCTGAAGGATCATCGAAAAAGGTTCAAATAGGCAACCTTGGCGCCGCTTCTATTCCTGATGATTCCGTGACTAACGCAAAGCTTGCAAACATGGCCCAAGCAACGATCAAGGGCCGGGCAGTCGGCGCCGGAACGGGGGATCCTACAGACCTTACTCCCACACAAGCCACAGCAATTCTAAATGCCTTCGTTGGTGATTCAGGATCAGGCGGAACGAAGGGATTAGTACCAGCACCGGGAGCAGGGGATGCGGCTGCGGGAAAATACCTTGATGCGTCAGGCGGGTTCAGTGTGCCGCCCGGATCTGGACTAAATACAGAGCAAGTACAAGACACTGTTGCAGCAATGGTTGTTGCTGGCTCAAATATCACCATTACCTACAACGATCCGGCCGGTACGCTAACGATTGACAGTACGGGTGGTGGAAGTATTGCGCCGCTCACTATTGATAGCGCGAACACGGTTTCACAACGTAACACCACCAATAATCAAACATTCAAGGTGCATAACACCGACGATGGGGCTGGAAACGCACGTTGGATTCAATTTACATTCACTGGCGGTAATGGCGAGATTCTATCAACGGGGACCGGATCAACAGGACCGCAGAATTTGGTACTGCGCGTCAGTGGCGGGGGGAATGGAATCATTCTTAGCACTGGTTCACTGTCTCCGGTAACTGATCGCGGTCTAAGTCTGGGCGGTGGCTCAAACCGTTGGGACACGATCACGGGCTTCGATGTAGTCTCAAACGGCGGGATTTTCCGCTCACAAAACAACTGGGATCTGCACGGCTACGGCGCTGGATTCATGAAGATGTCGGCGGGGGGAAGCACGGGCGGAGAAATGCGCTTCACAATGGGTGATCAAAACAGCGGCATCAGTCTCCAGAAGCCCAACGGTGTAAACGATTACTTTGAAGTGAAGAGCGGGGACGCAAATAACTTTAAGGGAATAAGGTCGCAGTATTGGAAGGGCAACCCGGTCACGGTCGCTAACTTGCCAACAGGTGTTGAGGGAATGATGGTTCCCGTCACTGATAGCACCACGGCAACATGGGGCGCGACGATCACCGGCGGCGGTTCGAATCATGTACTCGCATATTACAATGGTAGCGCATGGACCGTTGCCGCAGCTTAAAACTGCGCGGTTTTCAAGCGTAACTAATGTATACTTCGCCACGAATGACACTAAACCTCAACTAAGCAGATGGTGCAGGCGGGCTCTGTGTTTCGGTAACTAGCTTTATCCCTCTCGACACGTTTGGTGTTCGCTCAATCAATCCCTGATTCTCTAGAGCAACTAAGATGTCATATACGCTTGCAGATGAGCGTAACTGAAACTGTCTACCTATTTCTGCAATGGTAGGAGCTTCGCCGTGGTTGGAAGTGATGTATCCGCGGATAAAGTTGTACACACGTTGTTGCTTAGGGGATGGTGGCATAAGATCCTTTCAGTTAGCAGTGGGCCATTCCTTCATTGCCCAAACATCATCAAGGATTCGGCCTTGCATTCCCGGTCTTGGACCACTGTCCTGCTTTACATAAACGCTTACGCCTGCCGCTCGCGCTGATTCGGCAAGCGCTAACGCTTCGGTCAGCGGCATTTCTCTATGGCCCGCGCCCGATTCCCCGCCGATCACGATCCCGTCAATCGCAGTTCTGCGGCCCTCGTCAGAGTCTAGCCAGTTCCGATATAGCAAGCCGCCCGATCCTCCACACTTCGGGCACACAAGCGACGACGAAGGCGAAGGCAATAGCGTTGACTCCGATCCTTTCCATCCGCACGCGCAATACCATGTGCGAGCATTGATGCCGCCCAGCAATGGCTCTGCGCTAATCCATCTGACCACCGCCGAAGCTTCAAGTAGATGCGGAATTCGTTCGTCGGCGCTCTTTTGATCTTCGACTGAGACACCCGCGTGAACATTGCGTAACGGCCACTCGGCCGGATAGTGCCATGTCACATCTAACGCGCCGGGGAGCTCGTGGCAGATGTCATCAAGCCGATCTTCGATGTCTCGGTTTAGGTAGCGCATCATCCTATCCGCGCGCTTCGTGAGGATTTGAAACGTCACATCTGGACGCATGGCAAAGATCGCAAAGTGCTGATCGATAATTTCATCAGACACCCATTCACCAAACAGATCAGTCATATCGTCAACGAAGACTTTCTTACCTGTGATCTTCTTGGCCTTTAGAACCTGATCCGCTTCCTTGGTGTCGAAGTACGGCGTTAGCTTCTTCATGTTCTCAGCCGTGAAGTCCTTCCCCTTCCGACCAAACCGTCCCGCAAGCGCACATGCATAGCAAAATCTACAAGCCTCAGAAATGCGAACACAGGCATGTACTACGTTGCCTTCGGCATCAAGGTATTTCAGCAAGTTTGAAGAGAAATCGGTCCACCCGATAGGTGTTGCTTGCATCTAGTTCTCCACTCCTAAGCCAACTTTACTTACATCCTGGAAGCCAGTACCACACAAACCCCGCACTCAAACCTATTCCAATTACGATCCCAAACAGGATTAGGACTATCGCAATACATCCCCCTTCAGCGCTGCGGGAGCCGTGTGCGTCTTCAGTCATTCACCTTATGCCCGTTCAGATGTTCACGCAAGAGACTTATTGAGTTTTCCAAGCGAGCAAATGCTTCGGCAGATCCGCCCTCAACGTCAGGATGCAGACGCTTGGAGGCGCGTTTGAAGATGTGTTCCGCCAATGTAAGATCTCCAACCATTAAATGCGCATAAGTAGCAGGATCGACCTGCGCTGAGTTAGCGATGAACTCCGCTGCCTGTTCAGGCGTTTGCCCTTGCGTGCCCGGTTCAGCGGGAGGAAGGGCGCGATACCCTGTGTACTGCGCGCCAGTTGTGACTCCATAACGATCAACCTTGCGCAGCGCTTCTAGAGCCAAAGTAATCGCACGCAGATTATCTTCCCACAGCGGAAAAGTTCGACAGGGAAACCGCAATTCTTCCCAACGCCCATCGTCCATTCGCCTCTTGAATGTAAGAATCACGCCAGGGCCACGAGGCGCACGGTCAGATCGTACCCATCCATCCTGTCGCAAATCGCGTCGCTCATGCTCCGTGTAGATCACGACATCCTGAGCTTCGAGATGCGCCAGTTCCGCCTTCAGCATGGGCAGGGTTTTGAAGGTACTTACCCTGAACGGCGAGCGTAGATATTCAACATATTTATCCCGCTCGGACCATTCGCCGAGTAAGCACTTAACAGTTAAAACGACCTCATTAGGCCGCATTGATTTCTCCTTTCAAAAAGTGGGAGCAGCGCAAAAGGCCGAGGGTCCTCAACCTCACCTCCGCACCGCTCCCGCCAAGCATCGCTGCCTCCCACAGCGCGATACTCGGAGCCGCTAAATGTATCCTTCCATGTTCTTCTGAGTCCACGTAGATCGATCTTTTGCGATCCAGCTTCGCGTCCATGCAAGTAACTTGGCATATCGCGCTTCGGGAGTTATTGCGCCATAAGAATCATCGTTGTGATAGATGATTGCGACCGCAACCATCCTTGGCACATCAAGAGCCTCCGCAAGTGCGAGCATGGTATCTTCGATTTCCTGTTCCGTTTCCCCACAATCCCATGCGTCCAATTCTTCGTTGCTGGCATCGCCACCGGGATACCTTGGCAATTCAGGTATATCGGTATAGTTTTCGTGTTTTGCTAAAGCCCCAAGCCCGCAGACCAGCCCATCAGATTCAATAGCATCCGCGATTAGCTTCGGCTCGGGTAAGGCAATCAACGCGGCTTCTAATCGTCTTAGCGCAGCCTGCCCCTTACGGCTCTTTAATGAACGCTCTTGATTCGCCTCCCAAAGAATCGCTGCGTTATTGAAGTCCTCTTCTTCGTTAAAGCGAATTCTCACTTTAGCTTTCCTTTCGGGATTTAGTTTTGCCGTCTTGCGGTTGCGGCCCGCGCTTCTTGGTGCCGTTCTTACGACGGGAGGCGGCCCATTGTTTAACCGCTTCAGGCAGAAACAAGCACCGCTTATTGACGGTAATAATAGGCTCAATGTTTCCCTTGGCGACGTGTTTCAGAAATGCAGGGCGAGACATGCCCGCCATTGCTGCTGCTGCTTCAGGTGTTAGATATGCGGGCTGACTTTGTGATCTCTGCTTCATGGGCGTGCTACATTACTAAATTGTAACCGAGATGTAAAGTAGATAAGTTACAAAATAGTAGTTGACAGAACTGTAACTTTCGACTAGGATTCATTTCGCGCAAGAGCAGGCGCGTTTGAAGACGAAGGCGAACTTTAAGGGGGTTAAAGTTTTAGCCGGGAAAAGTAGCGAGCTTGGTTTTCGGAGCGAAGATCGCCGCGCTTGCTCTTGGCGGAAAATCGGATGCCAAGGATACCGTAGAAATGAGCAGTGACACTGTACTAAAGGATTCACACGGTAATGTTTACTCTCTGGATAATCTCGCTACGCAGAAGTGGCTTGAGGGTCACTACAGCGGATTAGATGAGTGTTGTGGATGGCTTGAAGAAAAGGCCACATTGCTTTTCAGAATGCGTAAGCGCGAGCAAGCGGTTGAAATGCAATCTCTTGCTGATGATCTTAGACGCGACCTAAGACCGCAAATGATAAAGCGGGCCGAAGAACACGAAGCCGAGTTTCCGCCAAAACTGGAGAAAGTAAAATGATGCTCTATGAACTAGACAAGACTGAAAAAGAAGTACTCAAGGGGAAGTATTCAAACGACGGACCTTTGAGCAGGATGAATCCGCGACCGGGAGAGAAGGTAGAAAAGTTCTACTGTCCCGATTGCGAAGAATGGCATGAGGGCAGTGTACTTGGAGGTCCGATAGTTGACTCAGTTCCGGTGAGTAGATAGGAGAGTGGGATGGGTAGTAGCAAACTAATTCAGAGCCTGCTAGAAATTGATGCCGGTGATCAGAAGTCCCTGCTTCAAGATCACATTGAAGAAACAACCATATATTACATTATTTGTGATGAGTGCCGAGGGACCACAGACGACCTAACAATGTCTACGCTCGGTTTTCACCTCTACGATAAAGGCTGGCGCTTACGAGAGGACGAGCGAGGCCGTGAGTACGTCTTTTGTCCGAGATGTGTGGAGGGGGCGAAACCATGATCCGCGAACCACTTGAAGAATACCACCGACAACGCGATGCGCTAATTGGAAAGAGCGCTGATCACCTTAAACCACCTTTGACCTACACGAGAGGCGTAGTTTTACCAGAAGATAAACGGAGCAAGCGGATTTCTTTGCTCACTGTGATAATTCGGATCTTGTTGGCGCTGTTGTTCTTTGGATTAGTTAGTTTTGTTTTCTTCTTTGGATTAACAGGAAAGGAGTAGCGGCATGGGTGAGCCTAGACTGGACTGGCAACAGGTTGTTCTAAATGGCGGACCTGCGTGTTTCGCGCTACTTGATGAAGAGCGTGGCTGGTATTGCGGACGCGCTGAGACTTGGGGAGGCCACGATTACGATCATAAGTACGTTTCACTGGAGACCATGACCGCCTCGCTCCGGTTGGAAGGCTTGAAAAGAGCCGCTGAAATTGTTTCTAAGATCCCAATCGACAATCACGTTCAGAATTTCACACGAGCTTCTGCCTTCAAGGAAGCGGCAATAACAGCGATAAAGCAGGCGGGAGGGTCTAAATGAGCGTCTACCCCATATATCTAGTAACTCGGAAGGAGCATTGCGTGATGAGAAGAACGTTTGCTGATCCGGCCACTATTCGCGCCGCGATCTTTGATGTGATTGAAGCTGGTGATCAAGACGGAGCCGCTTGGTTGTTAGCGCAAGATGAGAGTGACGAAGAATCTGAACGCCGCTGTCGTTTTGCCGATCAGGTAGTCAGCATGATTGAAGATCTACAATCCAACTTCAAGTTCACCAAGCTAGAGAATCTTTGCCCCACACATATCCGCGAGGCCTTGCCGCGACCATCTGCAATGGTTTGTGCTGAGTGTAAAAAGAAACAGAAAACAGCAGGAGCGTAAAAAATGAGATGCGATCAATGTAACAAATTTGCGGCTTACGATGATTCGACGGAACCAGAGGTCGAAGTCGATCTGAGCGATGATGGTTCCTACAGCGGTACGGTGCGAATCGTTCTAACGCATGATGAATGCGGACAAGAATTGAAAGAGGCATCATTTGATTTCGAGGGCGAGATACCTCAAGAAGTTATCGCAGAACATAAAGGCGATGATCATGCGTTGGATCTCGAAGCAGATTCAGGGGAGTTGACATCTCGGGGCGAAGGCAAGGGGCGCTACATGAAGACCTTCTACGGTTATGACGTAGCGCTTGACCTGCATTGCAAGTGCCAAGAACGGGGAGCAGATGCGCTATGGCGAGGTAATCATTCCGACGACATTCAAGCCTCGCACATGGATGAGTTGGTTTAATTATGCTTCCCTCAATCCCTGTATCTAACTTCATCAATCCCGAGCCGCAGAGTCGAGCGCATAAAGCATTGTGCCGCGCGATAGAGTTAAAGCCAGACGTGCAACTTATCGGCACAATCCAGGGAGAAAGATACTTTAGAGTAGTCGGTCGGGGTGGCTCGCGCTACGTTGTTACGCTTTGGCTTGATGAACAGGGAGAACCGGTCGCGCAGTGCAATTGCGAAGCGTTCTATGTACCGCAGGAGCCGACTCACTGCTTTCATGTTGCCGGTGTCTTAATTCACGAATCCGCAGAAAGCACGGGAAGGAAACGTCTATGAATGATTTTCCAAGACCGACGATGCCCCGTCTTTTGTGCTGGCTGTGCCTGCTCGGATCGGGGGCAGCGGTCGGAGTTGTCGGTAAAGCATGGGCATGGCTGGCCTATCTTTCAACCGCCGCACTGATTTTCGCTCTCTTTGAGATTGCTAGGGCCATAGAAAATAAGAGATGAGCGTTATCGAACTAAAACTGTCGGATGCGCTCAGCGATGACAATCTCTCGCTTCAATATCAACCTGAGTGGTCTGCCTTGAGAAGTGGTCACAGCGGGCGCGAAGTCTTCCATTATGCAGTTGTTAGCGATAGTGGAAGTTTGTACGAGACGGAGATTTTCTTGAGCGACCTCAATACGATCTGCGGCTACTGCCAATGCAAAGCTTCTGAATTAGGACTACGTAAATGCAGACACGTACGCGCAGTATTGGCAGATGTAATTGAAAAGAAACCTGAGTTCGGAAAGCCGGGCTAACCAAAAGGAGATAGAACGATGCAAATAGGAACAGAACAAACTGAGGGCTGGCAGGTCCAAAAGCCCTATCAACCAAACTTTCAAGAGAATTATCACTACATACGCGAAGGCCGAGCTCTTTGCGGAGCGATCGATAGTTATGAGGGCGGCTTGGACGAAGACAACCCGGAACAGCGCGATCCCGCTGACTGTGCAGACTGCGCTCATATAAAAGCAAGAGGCGAACAATCATTTAGTCCCATCACCGCCTTTAATGGGCACCATCGTTCACAGTCCACGAAGAGATTTCTATGCTTAGCAGCGATCGTAGCGGCTGTTTGCTTCCTGCTAACGAATACCAGCGCGGACCTGGATACGAAGGTTCAGGCGCAAACACAGTACGAATGCATAACTCGATGCAACCAGGTGAAGTCGACCTGTCGGGACAGGGAAACCGAAGCCTATGTCACCTGTGGGCAACAAGGAGGCTCAGAGGCGACATGTAGAGATAGAGCGGGGCAGGTTTATCTCTCCTGCATGAGCGAGCAACACTGTCAGTCGTGCTTCAATCGCGTGAGCTCATTTTACTGCGAGTGCGGTGCGCTTTTCTGGGAGGAGGGTGGTGGCTCTGCTTGTCCTGGTTATGAAGATCAAATCGACCAGTGTCAGCAGGCTCAGCACATTTGGGATTTCGACACCTGCTCCTGCGACACCGGTATTGGCCCACACACCCCGATTCTCATCGACACCGCGGGGAATGGATTTCAGTTGACAAGTCTTGTAGACGGCGTTTCTTTCAGTCTTAGGCCCGGTGTTGCACGCAAGATCTCCTGGACATCAGCAGACTCTGATGACGCTTGGCTGTCTCTGGACCGAAACGGAAACGGTGTGATTGACGATGGAAGCGAGCTTTTCGGGAACTTCACGCCACAGCCTAAGCCTGCCGAAGGCACGAAGAGAAATGGGTTTCTAGCGCTACGGGTCTTTGACCAATTTCTAAACGGCGGGAATGAAGATGGGGCCATTGACGGTCGAGACGAGATCTTCCGTTATCTGAGGTTATGGCGCGACGCGAATCACAACGGGATTTCGGAAGCACCCGAGCTCCATTCCCTGTCCGCGATGGGCATTGATTCAATTGACCTTGAATACAAGTTCGCCGGTCGCAGAGATCGGTTTGGGAACTATTTCCTGTATCGGGCAACGGTTAACAATGTATCGGGATACCAGCTTGGGCGGTGGGCTCAGGATGTCGACCTGCTTCATGAGTAGCTGCTTCATGAGTAGCGCACATCTTTGATGAAAAGGAGAACACAAATGTCAACCGGAACGATTTACGACACAACTAAACATGCATTTGAAGGACTACCAACAACGTCATCAATCTGCCGCTATTGTGAGCGCTGGTTCACGGACCCGATCCATCAGCGCCCATCGCCTGAAAGCGGAGAGCGCTGGATCACGCTGGAAGAATCGCAAGGCCCGAGCGACTCAAGACCCGCCACTTAGCGTGACGGGTCTTGATCACTTTCTACGCCTTTAGTAGTAGGAGGGCAAAATTGAAATGGCTATCGAAATGAAAGCTACAGAAGCGCAGAGGAATCGGAAACTTCTTTTCTGCATCAAGACTCTGCGCGCAGTTAAAAACGATCTTGGCTACATGTCTTTGGATGAATCAGTGCGCGACATGATCGAAGAGGCGCTCACACCGATAGGTGGATGGCAAGCAGGTCTGGCGAGGATTAACACAGAAACACAACCGCGCATCGGCTATTTAGAGGAGAATCAAATGGATGACAAGTTCGCGCATAACTATATGCTGTTGAAAGATATTCCTGGCTACAAAGCGGGCCGCACAATTAATTGGCACGGGGCTACTCAGCGGTTCTACTTCCGCAAGATCAGCGAGTGGAAACATGACAATGGCGCAGAGGGAATTTATCTTGACTTTGATGGCCCAAAGTTCACCGTAGATCAAGTTCACGATACTGAGTGGTTTGAGCCCAAGGGGGAACTTGTGGATTTTATCCCGCCATTCCCCAACCATGCCGTGCTAGACCAATACGTTGACTTAATTCCAGACTGCCGCCTTGTTGATGACGTGGACCAGTGTCGTGCGATTAACATGATGCTTCGGGACGCGGGTTTTCAACGCCGGCTCTATGAATTCTATCGAGAGCAATACAATCTATTCCACGGTCTAAAAGAGGAAACTAATGTCAACTAGTTCAGAGACACTAGCGCTCGAGCGCCCACAGCAACAGGATGAATTTCTCGCGTTGATTGAGAAGGTAGCGCTGAATCCGGAAATCGATGCTGAGAAGCTAAAGGTAATCGTCGGATTAAAACTCCAACTCGAGGACCGCGCCGCAGAAAAGGCATTCGATGCTGCTATGCAGGAAGCACAGAAAGAAGTCCAAGCGCTTCGTTGGGACAAAATCAACCGGGAATCTAATAACAGCCGATGGGTTAGTTTTCCGAAGATCGATGACATGCTAAAACCTATCCGTGAGAAGTTCGGTTTTAGCGAGTCTTTTGGGGTTGAGAAGGAATTGCCAGCGCCAAACCTGATGATGATGTATTCGGATGTCACTTATAAAGGGCCGGAAGGAACCCATCGGCGCCGCTTTCACCTGCCCATGTCAATCAGTGGGGAAGGCCCAAAGGGAAACGGCGTTATGACTGCGGCTCAGGCTGTTGGCAACGGATGTAGCCTTGGCATGCGGTACATCGAGAAAATGGTCTGGAAGATCCCCATGCTTGTTGATAAAGACGACAACGACGGAAATCCAATTAGTCGAGCCATCAGCGATGTGGAGCGGGTAAACCTTGAGAAGATGATGAAGGATGACAGCCAAGCGCGTCGAGACTGGTTTTTGAAACAGTTCGGCATTCAAGATCTCTCTGAGCTACCTCGCACCAAGTACCAGAGCGCCGTAGATAAAATTAACCTTGCTCATCATAAAGACGCTGAACGCAAGGCGACAATCAGCGAGGATCAGGAAGCAACCCTGGTTGCCATGATCGACGGCATTGGCGGCAACTGTAAAGCCGACTTCCTTAAAGCCAACCAGATCAAGAAGGTCAGCGAACTTCCCGCGAGTCAGTATCAAGGCGCATTAGCAGCGCTTCACCAACAACAGAACCGACAATGAATAACTGCTTCTGCAAGTACGATGAGTATGAAGTCCGCACGGAAGTCTGTCGGCATTGTGCGGCCGCGCTGTCTCAGCAGCTCGAGGACGGAAGCGTAAATCCAGAATGGCTACAAGCGAGATGCGGATTTGCCACTGCAAGCAAAGCCCATGACATCACAAAGTTGGTTCAGAAGAAGAAAGAAAAAGGAATCGTAACTGAATGGAAATCATCATCAGACCGTGATCGTTACATGGACCAGCTTCTAGCGGAACGATTCACTGGACGGCCACAACTCGGTAAGAACGTGTACTCGCTAATTGAGCGACTAAAGATGGAGCCTGCGGCTCGGGCGGCGTACTCATTCTTTTATGATCGAGAAGTCGTTCAAGTTGGGTTTATCCACCATCTGTTCATTGAGCGATTTGGAGCGAGCCCGGATGGATACGTTGGCGATAATGGAATAATCGAAATCAAGAATCTGGACGCCGCACAGCATATCAAACTTTTGGAAGGTGGCGAGCGAGAAGAATCAGTCTTTTGCGAGTATCGCCCACAGGTGAATTCAGGGCTTGCCTGTACCAACAGAGAATTCTGCGACTTCATAAGCTACTGTCCGACAATGTTGAACGAAGAAGACAAATTATATGTGAGAACAGAGTGGCGAAACGAATCCGAAATAAGCGCATTGGAAAACTCAGTGAGAAGGTTTCTTGTCGAGCTCAATGAAAAGGTCGAGCGGATTAAAAACCGAGTGCGGTCAGGATACGAACCCCTGGAGTTAACGAGGCAACTTGAAGACTCAATCGCGCTGGCTAAGAAGCCTAATGTATTACACGCACGTAAAGGAAAAGTTATTCAGTTAGTGAAGTGAGGGGGATTTAGATGGAAGAATGTGGCGGGTATTACTGCGATCCGAGTATCGGGCATATCGACTGTGGTCCTAATCCAAGTTGTGAATGCTTGCACTCGCTACGCAACCATACTGATAACGCAAGCGGTGAAGTCGGATCGTGTTGTCGTTGTGGCTGTCATATGTTTAGCGAATTTGACGTAGCGCGACAGAGGCGACGGTTCGATCACGCCATGCACGTGAACATAAACCAGCGACAGGATACGAGGCGAAAGGCGGGCGAGGAATGGGAATCTTGGCTGTATGAAGGTAAGACTCTGCCCGCTGAGATAGCCCGGATCACCCGCCTGTATGAGTTACAGCGCAAGGGCGAACTCCCGACTCAGTATAAGCACTGCTCATTTTCTCCGTCCGAATCACTGCCCGAAAACAGATTAATGTGTTGTTTAGGCACGGAGCCGATCGCCTGCGACATTCTCAATCAGACATTCGCTGGTATGGATCAATTCCCGCCTGAGATGATTGATAGCGCAAAGGCCCATGTTTGTGTAGCGCACATTCTCACGGAATCATCAAAGCGCCTGATCGATACAACCGAGGGCTATGTGACGGACTCGACGGATCGTGAGTTCTGGCGACGCACTCACGAAAGCATGGGCCGATCCTGGTCCTGATGAGAATGATAACCTACGATGTCCAAACTGCGGCGATAACGATTGGGAGACATGGTACATGAAAGCGCCTTGGTTTAAGGCGGAAGAAACCGGAACGCAACCGGGTACACCCGATGGTCCGCCTGTACACTGGGCACAAGGCGAACAAACATGCCCGATGTGTCTTTATAAGTGGTTCGTTCAGGCGAGCGACTAGGGGAATCGCTTATGAGTCTCAACCTAACATTGAAAGATAACCGACCAATTACCAGCCTTGTGATCGATGAAGCGCAACATGTTCGGGATTGGAATGTCAGGATTGGCTCAAACGGAGTCACAAAGATCGAAGCCTACAATGAATTTGCTGGTCCTGATTATGTGCTTTGGTTTGCGATCTATGTAGGAGAAGAAATTGTTTGGAGAGTAAATGGGAGATATGTAGTGGAGGTGGGCTATGGGCAAACTTAGCAAAGAGCAGGTCGATGAATTCATAGAACAGTGTACAGGCGAAATGGCGTATCGATTATTTCTTGAGCGTGAGAGTGAGTTTGGGAATGTTTTCGAGCAGGCCAGGCAAATGGTAGCGTGGGGGTACACGCCCGAGCAAATTGTTGACAACGTGATTAGCGGACTATCCGGTGATAACAAGAAGTATGCTGAGGACAATCCCCACGTTAGAACTCTGCTCATTCGTGCAACGGAATACGCGGCCACACGGCTTGATGCCGCATTCCATACCGCCCCTCTTAACTAAATGAAAAGGAACAACAATGAAAAGGCAAACAAAGGCTGATAGGATACTGAATGATTCCGCAATGCGGTTAGAAGCAGCGCGTATTCGCGTCCAGACCGCGCAATCACAACTCAACTCAGCCAAAGACGTGCTGTTTGAGCTACAAGAGGCCCACAACGCACTTGAAAACGAACTGGCACCTACGCCTCGTAAAGCAGCAAAGAAAGCAGCGGGAGGGGCAGCAGCGCCAAAAGAAGCGCCATCTGACAAAGAGCCAATGTGTGGTTTATGTGGCAATGCTCCAGGCTTCCAAGATCACTTAAAGCCTTCGCCTAACTTCCATGAGTTTGAAGGCCCAAAGTCTGTAGCGCGTGCTTCGCGCAAATCAACCAAGAAATCAGAGGCGATATGAAGAAAAAGAAGATTCCGATCGTTATGGGTGGCGCGCCCATTGGGTCCCGCTTATGGGTTGGCAGTGTGACAGTCGCTGAGCAGAGAAGGCAACTAGAACAAGATGTACTAAATGCAGCTGCCCTTTGGCGTCAGGACTGGTTAATGAACAGCCATGCGTTACGAGATGCGGTTGATGCTTTGGACGCGTTCGAGATGGAAGCAACAGTCCGTAGGGCAGAAGTGGGGGTTCTTACTAGAACTTATTAGAATCTGCTGTCAGTGCTTCCAGCGGAGGAGGTTGAGAGGTGAGAACGATTATAAACCGGGTTCCGATTGAGATCAGGTTGCAACGTCTTCAAGAGGGTCAAGAATCGGCGTGTGATGCCCGTGCTCACGCGATTCTCCAGCGTGATTTGCTGAACGAAGAAATAGAAACCCTGAACCGAGACATTGACGAATACGGGCGTCTCATTGAACGATTGAAAGCACAAACGTCTCACCCACTAAATCCTATAGGGAAGTAGCCACGGAGGGGTTGTTTGAGAAAAATGGTTGCTTTGATTGTTAGTTTGAGTATAATTCGCTCGCGCTTTGATAAATACCGATTTGCCCCGGTCATAAAAGAGTTCTGTAGGAGCGATTGATAGTCGCGTTACGCCATAAAAGTCTTTTCTTGTTCCTACAGGCAGGTGAAGGCGGGCAAAGCGCGGGCGCGACTATCAATCGCTTTTTCTTTGATATTTCATCCGCCCCTCGCAGAGTATCGCAGCGGCGTGAGCGCGGAGATCAGACCGCGACCTCTTGGACTACGGCAGATCGATGGCTGCTGTCCTGGGTGAGAATAGCCATCGAGCTGAACGTCGGGCACAGACGCGACTTGGCCGTGGAAAGAAACGGCCGCTTTGAAAGCAATTAGGGCGAGATTTGATTCCCGCCCTAACCACGCTCAGCAGGGCTATTGCCCGACCGAAAAGCTACACTTTGCTAAGGATGTCGGCAGTATATCACATCCTCGCTTTGGGTTGAGACAACGGTTCCTCTGAAACCTTGAGCACCGCAATAAAATCAAGGTTGCCTAATGCGCACTGTACGAGCGGCAGTGGTTGAAATGTCACGAGGGAACGTGACGGACTAAAGGCTGAATTCCGGGCAATGGCTGACGACTTGGCAACCCGGTCAACTGAGAGATAGCTTTGGGTGAAATCCCCAACGACTAAAGCCCAGTCTCAACCTGCAAAACGCGCTTATGGCTAAACATTCAGCCCTGCAAATAGCGCCAGAGATCTCTCACGGGATAATAGTCGTGGTGTCTTAAAGATCAGAAGATCTGAGAGGAATTACGCGCGCGAACGAAAGTTGAAAAACGTCGGAATTGACAGATTTTGACAAAAACGCACGAAACTGACATTTCCGCAATCTCAGGCAGGAAGCACGGTCTATCATGATATTTGAGATTCTTTACAACGAATCAAACGGAGCAGCAAGAAGAAGGGAGTTAACAAGGTGGATGAGATCTTCACGTCAACGAACTGGCGAGACTGCACTAGAAATATGCTCATGAATAACGAGCGCATTTTGTATGTGGAAAGGACGGAGAACGAGCGGGTCTGTTACACGGTCACGTTTGACAATGGTCAGACCTTAGAGCTTGATGAGCCCACAGGCGAGATGTTTACGCGGCAGTTACAGGAGTTAATTCGTCCGTCGCCTCCGGTCCAATACGTTCGCACGGAAAACCGTTATCCGCAACCAAACCCGCACCGTCGTCGTGCTATGCGACCTACGGAGTTAGATCGATGCGGACTTTGATTTCAATAGTGCTCCACATCCAAGCAAGCATCACGAGTTAGCCGATGAGTAACCGATCACCTGAACATTACGCGGCCTTTAGTGACAAAGAAATTTATGAAGCTTTATGCTCAGCACATCCTGAACTTAAACAGGTATTCGAGATGCAGCGCAATATGCTTTTGGCTGGATGGTCCGAAGACCGTGTTATCGGAGTACTGCAAGAGGGATGCGATGCGGAATTTATTGAGCAAGTGAATGGAACGCCGGGACACTTGATGAAACGCGCTCTGCATTACATGGCCGTGGAGTTGAACCAACAGAGACGAGCACAACTACCAAAGGCGGATCTTAATTAGATACTGTACGCATGTCTGCGATGAAGAAGGAGAAAAAGATGAAAGCAGCGGTTAAAGTGATGCGCTCATATGACTATTGCCATTTTGAGGTTGCTTTATCAAGCGATCAGGAAATGGATTTGGACCAGATAAACGAGATGAGAAAGCAGGCCGCTATTCTCGTTGATGAAGCCGTACGCCAATATCAGACAGCAAAGAAGGCCGAAGATAATCGCCAACGACACGATTGGGATAAGGATCGGGCGATCAACAGGGCAAAGGCGCTTTACGAGAAACCAAGGTCAGAATGGTCCGTCGATGAAGCGGCGTTCATGCGTTCATATGAGGATCGTTCATTCTGGATAGAACTGGAAAAAGACAATTACGCTTACGAGGAAGATCCTGAGCGCGACCACCACTTCTCAATGCTAAATAAGTTCAAGGAAACACGAATCAGCGCTACTTGACTACTCTCATCGATCAAGGAGGTCTATGCTCTACCTATCTCAGCAACGAAAGAAACTAACGATACATGGGCGAATCCCCTGAACGCGCATCCTTACAAATACTGGCAACTACTTTGCAGAAGGCTTTGAACGCTCTAAAGAAAACAATGGCCCAAGAGCACGGCCCAAAGCGCGACAAGAAGATCTACCGCATCATGGCAGAAGTAGAATTAGTAAATGATGAGGCCATGCGCAAAGGGCTGAACTTCTCAAACGGCTATATTGCAAAGTTAAAGACCGGGCGCATCTCAGCACAACAGATTACGCCTCCAGAATCAAACGGAAACGGCGGTGCCCACCGTGAGTTGATGAAGTTTCATCACGATCACATTAAGGGGCCGATCGGCGACGCTGGAGCACAGGCGGCAGTGCTCAAGTATCTGGTTGATCGCTACGCTGTTGAAATACTCAAAGAGTGCTACGAGGCGCTCAACGGAGAAATTTGGAGAGATCGTTTTCGTGGGTGGTTGACTGTCAAAAGCGAGATAGGTCAATGGATGGCACGAGGGAAAAGAAGCACCACCACGAGAGCAGATCGCAGCATAGACGCAGCAAAAGAAGCGGCGGCATATTATAGAAATGAGGGCCGATCCTGACTTCTCAATATGGACTGTGAAACCTACACGTTGGCACCGTCAGTTATCGCAGAGAAGGCGCGCAAACTTGCCGACGTGGGCTTGTATGTCCAAGCCCTTGAATTGTTACAAAGAAACTGCGTAGAAGCACGGATATATCCTACCCACGTAGAGATGGCTATGCCGCGCACCCCAGTCAGAAAGCGGGGGTTTACTAAAAAGTGAGCATGACTAGCGATCCCGAACCCAATAGCAGTGAAGCAAAAGCGCAAATTAGCGAGATGATCGGAGCGCTCGCCACGATGTATCCACGCGAAGAAGTCAGCACGGAGAACTGCAAGGCGTACGCAGTCAAGCTTTGTGATATTTCAGTGTCGGAGTTAATGGTGGCGTTGGACCAGTGCGGGTCTGAATTAAAGTTTTTTCCTAGCGTTGCGGAGATCAGAGAAAAGTGGAGGCTTCTGACCGCGCCGAGGGATGTACTTTCAGCCGGCGAAGCGTGGGGCGTGGTGGTTCAGCGAATGAAGCGATACGGACCATACGAGTCATATCCTCCGCGACCTAGACCACCGATTGAGCATCCCTTTATTGTGGAAACAGTGGAGGCAATTGGCGGCTGGTCTACTTTATTTGAGTCCGACAATGCGGTAGCAGACCGCGCACACTTCATGAAGATCTATGATCAACTTGTAGCAAGAAAAGAAGCAAATGAACGGTTGCTGCCCTCTGCGCGAGAACTGAAACAATTAAACCAAGGACAGCCGGTGATTGCACAACTGATCGCAAAGAAAGGTGAGAGAGAAAACGGCAACAAGGAACGTGCGGGTTTGTGACCGATGTTCTAAGCAGGTTGATTACTTCAACAGTGTGGACTGGTCAGTAATCACGATAACACTTCCCGAGTTTCAGGGTAAGACCGACGAAACGAAATTCGATTTGTGCGGGCAATGTACGAGCGCGGTTAAATCATTCATCATGAGTACGCCCGTACCAGCGGATAAGTAAAGAAAGCTCGATCGATGGAATCCATCCAATCAATAGCACTAGGAGCGCCACCTAAAGATCCGGATGAAGGGGATCAACGTGTAGCTAACGTAATGAAGATCCTAGAGAAGGGCTTTCCAGAGGGAATGCTCGCTGCCGTCTGTTTTGAGTGCAACTCAGTTCAAGAATTCAGCCTTGAAGATACCGCAGTGATGATTGTCGACTTAACGTGGCCCAAGTGCTGCCAAAATAAGAGAATGGAAATGATAGCAATAGACCAAATCCCAAGCTTCTAACTATGAAACGCAAACGACTACGTATAGTCCCGCAATGGTTTCCAGATAACACAGGACAAACTCCCTTAAGTTGGGCCATCTATTACGGAAATGAGTTCGCTTGTTATTCGTGGTCCTATCTTGGAGCAGTAACGGCACTTCAACTGATTAAGAAGGGAATGCGCGGATGAGCGATAAAACTCTCAGGTTTCAGCCAACGGGAAAGACCCGTTTCTGCACCACTTGTAACGCAAAGAAACCGACAAAGATTTCAACAACAACCGTAGAATTTAATTGCTATGTTGAGTTGTGCTCACAGTGCGGCGACTGGTTGATCAAGTGGCCGAAGAAAACCTATGACAACTACATACGCTGATTTCCTGAATAGCAAGCGCGTCACGGTCCATCCGTCCGGCTTCAGAGCGACCAATCTAAACGGATCTCTCTTCGAGTTTCAGAGAGACATTGATCGGTGGTCCATTGAGCGCGGACGCTCGGCGATCTTTGCTGATTGTGGACTTGGGAAAACTCCGATGCAGTTAGCCTGGGCGGAAGCTGTTACCGCTAAACTCAACAAGCCAGTATTGATCCTAGCACCCTTGGCGGTTTCTAGACAGACCGAGCGCGAGGGAAAGAAGTTCGGAATAAAAGTCTCTGTCGCTAATTCCGACATCGACATTCGGAAGAACGGCATCTTTGTGACGAACTACGAGAAGCTTGACCGATTTGATCCATCACGTTTTGGCGGAGTAGTTCCCGATGAGAGTTCGATCCTCAAATCATTCACCGGCGCAACGAGAAACGCGCTAATAGAACGCTTTAGAGAGGCGCCGATGAAGTTGTGCTGCACGGCTACACCGGCGCCGAACGACTTCATGGAGTTAGGAAACCATTCGGAGTTTCTGGGTGTGCTAACGCGGACGGAAATGCTATCTACGTTCTTTGTTCACGATGGCGGTGATACGTCGAAGTGGAGACTCAAGGGGCACGCCGAAGAGGAATACTGGAAGTGGATTTGTCAATGGGCCGTGATGATTCGGAAGCCATCAGATCTCGGATACCCTGACGAGGGGTTTGAGTTACCCCCACTGACTTATCACTCACATGTAGTTTCATCGAATAGACCGCTTGATGGGTTTCTGTTTCAAGTAGAAGCGCAAACACTTGAAGAGAGACGATCCGCTCGGCGTGTGAGTTTAGACGAGCGCGTACAAGTCACCGCAGACATGGTTAATCAAAGCACGGAACCTTGGCTGGTGTGGTGTGACCTTAACGCAGAAGGCGATGCGCTGACGAGAGCAATCCCTGACGCGGTTCAAGTAGTAGGTGCCGATACTGATGAAGCGAAAGAATCTCGAATGCTCGGATTTGCTGATGGTCAATTCCGCGTACTCGTCACTAAGCCATCGATCGCGGGCTACGGCATGAACTGGCAACACTGTCCGAACACCGCATTTGTCGGGCTGTCTGATAGTTGGGAGAAGTGGTATCAGGCGATCCGGCGCGTATGGCGCTTTGGACAAAAGAAGCCCGTTCACTGTCATGTAATAACCTCAGAAGCAGAAGGCGCAGTAGTTAAGAACATTCAACGCAAAGAAGCGGATGCTGCACGAATGGCGGCAGAAATGGTTAAGCACATGAGCGTATACAACACAGAAGCAATCCATAAACAAACTGTTAGAACTGCGGAGTCCTATCAAACGCGCACAGAGAGCGGCCAAGGTTGGATCATGAAGCTTGGGGATTGCGTGGAGTTATCGAAAACGACTCCTGATAATTCAATCCATTACTCAATCTTTTCGCCCCCATTCGCGTCGCTCTATACATATTCAGCAAGCGAGAGAGACATGGGCAACGCTCGCACTCATACAGAATTCTATGAGCACTTCCAATATCTAATCGTTGAACTCCATCGCGTGTTGATGCCAGGGCGATTGCTGAGTTTCCATTGCATGAATCTCCCGACTTCAAAAGAACGCGATGGTGTGATCGGTCTTACGGATTTCCGCGGCGAGTTAATCCGAATGTTTAGCGAGGCGGGCTTTATCTACCACTCAGAGGTAGTAATCTGGAAAGATCCAGTCACAGCAATGCAGAGGACCAAGGCGTTAGGTCTACTCCACAAGCAATTACTCAAAGACTCATGCATGAGTCGGCAGGGAATTCCTGACTACCTCGTCACCATGCGAAAGTCAGGCGATAACCCCGAACGGGTCAAAGGACCACTGACTACATATGTTGGTGATGACCCATCCTTTGATAATGCAAACTGGAATCCAGAACTACCACGACCATCGAACGACATGCGTAACTCAATCAATATTTGGCAACGCTACGCTTCGCCTGTTTGGATGGACATAAATCCGTCACGCACACTGCAAAGGGAATCAGCACGAGAGGATAGAGACGAACGCCACATCTGCCCTTTACAGTTAGATGTAATTGAGCGAGCAATCCAATTATGGACCAACCCACACGATATGGTATTGAGTCCGTTCGCGGGCATCGGTAGCGAGGGCTACGTGGCCGTTCAACGCCTCCGTAACTTCATCGGAATCGAGCTAAAAGAATCTTACTTCAAACAAGCATGTGCAAATCTTAGAGCCGCAGAGAAAACTCAGGAAGGACTATTCGCAGACGCCGTATGAGTTTCGCTAAGGCCTACTCCGAAGCTCGAGGAAAGTTCAAGCCCATGTCCCGCAAAGCGATCCAGCGTGGCACGAAGCAGACGAAGCGCTGCACGAAGCGTGTAGGACCGGGGAAGAAAACAAAGCAGTGGAACAGTGCGCGGACGATCATCAAGCGCAGATTTGAAGCGGTAGGAATTACGACATGCGAACTCCAGGGAAAACTAAAACACGACTGCGGGGTTGATAACTATTTAGGATTTGCTCACAACGCCAAAAGACGCAAACTAAGCGAAGCGGATCTCTATCACGTAATTCTGATCTGCAACTTCGGACACGACATTATTGAAGTTTGGCCTCCAGAGAAAATGAAAGCCATCGTTAACGAAACGATTAACCAACGGAAGGCGCAACCTTGAGAGTAGTACTACCATGTGGCGCCGAAGCAAATGTTTAGGAGAATGTCTCTGCGGAAACTCTAAACGCGCTAGATGAAATGATGCGGCTGGTATCCGAACGCTACGCAGAGAAGACAGAGAAATGGCGCGAACGATCTATCGCAAACATTGAGTGTGGGAGTGCGGAGCCTGAGGCCGACCGTTAAACGCTAGAGGGCGGTCGGCAAAGGGCTTTAGAGAACAGGATGAAAAGAGAGGCGATATGGCTTTCAGCTACAGAGGGGCAAGCGAGCCCGCGTACCAGCATTTTATAGACTCAATACCACCCGAACAGTGGCATTGTCAGAAGTGCGGCGATCAGTTTAAGTACGATGATTGAGGCTCTCCCACATACTCATGTCAGCGTTGTGAAATGATGTGGCCTGCACAGTTCGTTGTGCAGTTTGGATATGCGGACCTAACGCGATGAGCGCGTATTACAATGAAAACGATCCGTTTGCGGCAGCATGGCTTCGAGAGTTGATTAAAGAAAATCTGATAGCACCGGGCGAAGTTGATGAGCGAAGCATTGAAGAAGTTAACCCAGACGATCTCCGAGGATTTACGCAATGCCATTTCTTCGCCGGCATTGGAATCTGGAGCTACGCACTTAGAAACGCTGGATGGTCAGATGATACTCCCGTGTGGACAGGCTCCTGCCCCTGCCAAGGTTTCAGTGCAAGCGGGCAAAGGGGAGGCTTCTCAGATAAGCGTCACCTATGGCCTGCATGGTTCAGGCTCATTGGAGAGTGCGCGCCTTACACAATCTTTGGCGAACAGGTTTCGTCAAAAGACGGACTTGCTTGGCTCGACGTTGTTTCGGCTGACCTGGAAAACCAGGGTTACTCCATCGGGGCGATCGATACCTGCGCTGCGGGCGTTGGCGCTCCGCACATCAGACAGCGAATTTACTTCGTTGCCGACTCCGAACGCGCAAGAGCAGAACGAAGCGCCGGAAGTGAAGGACGCCAGAAACGCGATCCATCGACGAGCAGGCAAGATGAAGGGCGTAGGGTCTTACAAGTTGGGCACGGCGGCATTGCTATCGACTGTGCCAACACCCTGTCAGCAGGACGGACCAAAAGGCGGGCCATCAAAGGGAACGGATCGTTTGCCGGGCGCGGCGAGTTTGGCTCATGTGAACACGCCGCAACATTCGGATTATCACAGCGGTCAGGCGAAGCGTCACTTGAACAGGAAGGAACTCCATCACGGAAGACGGAACAACGATCTAGCAATGCTTGCGACCGTGGCAACGCCGAGATCAACAGAGGCGGGGCACTCAACGGGCAATCCAGCCCGAGCCATGAATCACAAAAGCCGCTTAGAGGATCAAGTGTTTCTTTCAACGGTTCCAACTCCGATGGCGGGGACGCCAGCACAGAAGGGCTACAACGAAGCGGGCAGCACGGACTACGCGCGGAAGATCGTGGGACTAGCAACGGTTTCAACACCGAACACGGTGGATGCGAAGGGCGGTACTCGGAAGGGCAGCGGTCAGAAACAACTATGCCACGAGGCGAAATTATACGAGAGTGGCGTGGACCCGGATGGCTCGATCCAATCACGGCTCGATCAGTTGCCGAGGCAGGCGCAACACGCGGCTACTGGAACGACTGCGACTGGTGGTACGGCAGAGATGGGAAGTACAGGCCAATTGGCACCGGACTATTCCCGCTGGTTACAGGGGCTTCCGGACGCATGGGCAAACTGCGCGGATACGGTAACGCGCTCTGTGCGCCGCAAGCGCAAGCATTTATCGAAGCTTACATGAGCATAGAAACATGAGCCATCGATATGACGAGCAATGGCTCGCTAACTACAAAGCAAAAAGAGAAGCACTGCTAAATAGCACGTCTTTAGCGCAGAATGCCTCTCTGATTATCTTAGGTATCGATCCTGGTATGTCTGGAGGGTTGGCGCGACTAAAACAAGACTGTGGGCGTTGGTATCCTTCTGCGCAGCCAATGCCTGTAACTGAAAAGGGGATCGTAGATTACTTATGGTCCATGATGCAAGAAGCCCAAAAAGAAGACGTTGAAATAATTGCGTTCTTAGAGCGGGTCCAGGTGATGCCCGCAATCAGAAGAGTGAAAGGTCCAGACGGAGAGAAACGCGAAGAGGTTAATGCGGGAATAGTCAGTACGGCCAAGTTCATGCAAGGCTACGGCTTTCTACGTGGCTGTCTTATCTCTATCGGCATTCCGATTGAAGACATTCGCCCGCAAGCATGGCAGAAACTTCTGGGCTGCATGACACGGGGAAACAAGAACATCTCAAAGGCCAAGGCTCAACAACTATTTCCGACAGTTCAAGTCACACACAAGATCGCAGATGCACTTCTGATAGCTGAGGCAGGTAGAAAAATCAGAATGGGATTAAGTGCGGGAGCATTATTTGAGTCGCAAAAGCGGGAGGCTAAAGCACCGTGGGAGAGATAAATTACGAACGCTTTGTGATTGAATCTAATCGCATTGAAGGCATACTCCGTCCGCCGCTGCAAACCGAGATAGTAGCCACTAAAGTTTTTGTGGAAAGCGAAGCGCCAAGCGTCGAAACCCTTAGCACGCTGGCGCTTGTGTTGACGAACGGGGAAGGCATCTTGCGTGAGAAAGAATCAATGAATGTACGCGTCGGAGCACATGTTCCGCCAAAAGGCGGGCCACACATCCAGGCGCGGTTAAAGAGACTTCTCGAAAGTATTAAAGTGGCAGACCCGTTGGACTTTCATATTCAATATGAAACCCTGCATCCATTTTTGGACGGAAACGGGAGAACCGGAAGGGCTCTTTGGGCTTGGCAAATGTGGCGCACGGACGCCGCGTTTCTAGAACTTGGATTTCTTCACGCTTGGTACTACCAGACATTGAACAAGTGCCGTTTTTAGGCACGGACATCTGCATCATGAGCAGAAGATAAAGGAACAGCCTGCCCGTAATGTTAACCTGTAAAACCATAACCAGCAGGGAAGGGGCGAACTGATACGCAATAACCCATCCAGACCGTGCTGCTGTGGCGAATCGCTATAAGGCAGTGCGCGAGGAAATAACCAGCCAAGCGGTTCAGCCCCTTTCTGCCTCACCTAAAAGAATTCTCACAGAGCTATAGACAAGTCTATATAGTTATGTTATCTTGTCCTCACTATGACAAACCAACAAATAATCGAACGATGCCTAAACCAGCTCGGGATGTCAAAAGAAGAAGCCCGATGGGTTGCTGATCACCTGTACGACTACTGCCTACCGGACTTTTCAGAGTGGAGTTGGGCGCAAATAGACGAGGCGTTTACAGAAATGCGGAGATCTTGAGGGCGCTGGCGTGAGAGTCCTTGTGGCATGTGAGTTCTCGGGAATCGTACGTGATGCGTTTGCTGCACGTGGACATGAGGCATGGTCTGTAGATCTGCTTCCCTGCGAGAGCAGTCGTCCCGATGAGCCTTTGAGCCAGTTATCTCTAGCCGTACACCATCAAGGAGATCTCCTCGAGTTCTTAACCACTTTAGACGTGAACCCATTCGATTTAATGATTGCGTTTCCGCCGTGTACGCATCTTGCGGTTCCAGGCGCCCGCTGGTTTAAGGAGAAGCAGCGAGAGCAGTCTGAGGCGGTCAGTTTCTTCATGACACTGGCAAATGCGCCTATCGAGCGGATCGCTATTGAAAACCCGGTTGGAATTATGTCAACGAGGTGGCGCAAGCCTGATCAGATTATCCAGCCTTGGCAATTCGGGCACGGCGAAGTCAAAGCAACCTGTCTATGGTTGAAGAATCTGTCACCCTTGCAACCGACAAACATAGTTGAGGGTCGTAGACCGCGAGTGCATCACGAGCCGCCTTCGCCGGACAGATGGAAGAATAGATCGCGGACATTGAATGGCATTGCCGAAGCAATGGCTGAACAGTGGGGAGGGTTGCAATGAGCTCGGCACTTAAACAACTTATCTGCCTTCGCTGTGGCTATGAATGGTGGCCTAAGTCACCAGAGAAACCAAAGACGTGTGCGAATAAGAAATGTAATTCCCCCTATTGGGATCGACCGCGCAGGGTTAAATTTGTAGAGACAGGCGAAAAGGCTCTTGAGAAATGGCGAGCCAGTCGTAAGCCAATACCCAAGCATAAAGATCGTCCTAAAGGATAAGTAACTGGAGGTTTCTAATGGCTGACGGAGTAGGGATAACAGGAACGATCGATTCTCCGGTTGACCAGTTTATACAGAAGTCGGAATCGATAGAGGTCCACTTGAGTGTGTCGTTGCGCGATCTATTTGCCGCATTTGCGCTGGCGGGCGTCATGTTAGGCAAAGACGCTGGAGAAACAAATCCCCGGTGGGCTGCGGCCAAAGCCTATGACCTTGCCAGTGCAATGTTAGACCAGCGAGCGGAGAATCAACGATGACCACTCAATCTAAACCTGATACAGCCGACGATAAGTTGATCATAATTCGCAGTCGGTGTGATTGTGGTAGAGACATCACAACTTACTTTCCACCAACTCAGCAGCCAGACGAAGAGGATACCAATGACTACTGATACAGCAGCAACAGAGAGGCGGGAACTGGAGCCGCAGACGCGCACCTGTGAGATGTGCCAAGAAGAGCGGCGTGTTAGCGGCAAAGTTGGACCAGTGTTAATCAAAGAGCCATGTCCGAACAAGTGCGCCGCTGGATACGCGTTGTAAAGTTCGCAACACAGAACAAGTTGAAAATTCAATTTGGCGGTCTGTTGTTTTGTTGGGTAAATCCGATAGCGGAGGGACTTAATCACGATGTTGAATTATAGCAAGTGCGCAGCACTTGGAGAAACGAAATGAGCAACAATCAACCAGCGGGCTGTTCTGAATGCGGGCTGAGCCGGGGACACAAGATTTCATGTGTAAAAGGTAATGAACTGGCAGCACGTCGCCAAGGCATTGATCTTGATCGATTACAGCCCGTCTCAGTGGCAGAAGTCGCAAAAGGACCAAACCGAACATGGAACAGTCAGGCCAAAGCACCAGACCTATTTGAGCAGTGGTGGGCCAAGAATGGCGACAAGCATTGGTCTATCAAACGCGCCGCTCGCGAAGGCTGGTACGCTTGCGCTAAATCACTTGGAGTTTACGATGAGTAACGACAATCAACCAGTGAAGCGGGTTTACTTCCGGTACAGCGTCGAGGACCACGACGCGGACGAACGCTACGATCTCCCCGGCTTCAAACCGTCAACAGAAGGCGGTGCCGGTCGCTGGGCAGCGGAGTTTGCGGCGGAGGACTATCACAGCAACCACGATGGATGGGAAGCGGAGTGGCCACTCACGTTCGCAATGTATGATCCTAACGATCAGTTGATAGGCCGCTATCTGGTTCAGCGTGAGGCGGTGCCGGAATTCACAGCAATGGTGAAGGAGTAGCGAGCCATGACTGACGACAATCAACCAGCAGCCCCAGTGGAGCGTAAACCGTTCACTTTACCTTGGACCAGAGAAGAACGGGCCGAGTTTGCGCTGAGTCCTTGGAGCGAGCTATTTACCCCGCCACAATTTAAGGCAGCAGTAAGACAGATAGCGAGCCAAATTACCTGTCACGTTGAGAAGGATCTGGTCCACCCCTCTACCTATCACGATTGTCAACGAGAGCTAGCCTTCTTCTTTGGTTATTGGCACGATCAGCAAAACCATCGCGCTTCAAGTGCCGCGTGCATGGAAAACGAGTGCGTTCGAGTTCGTCAGGTCTTACTTCATCAACCCGCCTCTCTGGTCCACCAGCCACCCGTGGTGAGTGAGCGGTGCGACGTTTCAGTCACGGGCAAACACCGCATTGATGCTCCTTACTGCAAAGACTGTGGACAAACGTTCGTGTCTGCAACCACTGGCGCAGGCGTTGGAGAGCAATCGTTTCAGCGGCGATTGTTTGAAGAGTGCCGAACCGCGAATTGGGACCCGGAACTTAAGAATACGTTCGCTGAAGAGGTAGCGCACTTGCACGAGGAACTCTCTGAAGCATTCCGCGCATTTAGGCGTAACGGAGACTTCCGAATAACCGTTGACGCGAACGGCAAACCTCAAGGCGTACCGATTGAGTTGGCCGATGTGCTGATTGGCCTCTTCTACAACGCTGAACTTCACGGCTTTGATCTATTCGCCGCAGTCGAACAGAAACACAACTACAACCTAACAAGAAACTACGTCACCGAAGGACGACAACTCCACGCCGCCCCGTTCGTGGTAGGGGTCAAAGGGGAGCAACGGCTCAAGGGAGCGCCCTGCGCAGAGTGCGATAAATTATCCACGCATCCCATCCACGATGCTGACAGCGGATTCAGAGACGCACACGCATATGCTCCACCCGCAGCAGCAGCCGAAGGGTGGCGCGATGGGCATCACTGGCACACGCGGGTCGATGCTCCTTCTTACTGCTGCGATTGTCAGGGCGAACCGTGCATCGCATTCAACGTCGGCATAACAGCAACAGGAGAAACTCCGCCGGGTAGGTGTATTCACTGTGATCCGTCGTTTGTGCCAACTGGTCCTGATGGATGGTGTGAATGTCGTTGCCACGATAAGGAGTTGTTAGATCCCGCTCCCGCTCCAATAATCGCGGGTGTGGCCGCACACGATCTGCGTGCTGATGGCTGTAAATGTCAACGTTGCGGCACGCGCTACAAGGTGGACGTGATGGTATCGGATGAACTGTGGTCCAAGATCCACGGCGATGAAAATCTTCTCTGCGGACCGTGCGTCATTGGCTCAATCGAGAACCTTGGCGCGTTTGGTTATTACACGTTTACGCACGGGAACCAACGTGCGATCGATTTACTAGATAAATGGCTGAGCGAGCATCCTGACGTTGAGCACGATGAACATCTGGACCAATTGATTAAAGCGATTAACGAGAACAGTCTTTCAGATCGCCAGCCGAGCACCATCGCTCCCGGTGAAGGGGCAGCCCACATTGATGCAATCTTGCAGTCCATCGTTGAGACTCCCGCAGGCGAGAGAATCAGAATGAAGTGCGGAGCGGCAGACCTGCGAAGCATCATTACTGACACCTTGGCACACTTCCCACCCACTGAGCCCACGCAGGCAGGGGTAGAAGCGGCGACGGATGAAATAGCGTCGTTCGTGTTTAACCTGTGCGAGGAAACGCTTGATAACGAATTGACCCCTGATGACAACACTATGCAGGCATTCAAGGAGATTGTCACTGCGATCATCTCTAAGCACTGCGCTGTGCTTGCTGAGGCTGGAGAAGTAGAGCGGCTACGAACTGAGGTCGCGCGATTGCAGAGATTCGAGCGGGAGTTATCTACGTTGCGGGTTGGTTACGCGCTTGAGAAGGGGCTGGCGAAGAACTTTCAGAAACAGATTACGAAACATAGCGCTGATCTCACTGAGACGCGCTCTACCACCATCCAATCCTGCATCGACATAGTAAATAACGCTTCCATTATTCCCTTTGCTGGAGTGGCGTATGTAGATAGAGATCAAGTGGTGAGGAAGTTGGAGGCGTTGAGCAAGGAACGCTACGAGGACCGGGAACGATGCAGGGCTGCGCGCTCTGACGGAGAGTGCCAGTGGGACCAGTGCCCACAGCTTCGTGACGGCGAACCCGCAAAGACTGGTCGGCATTGCCCGCTCGATACGTGGGTTGACACCGATGAATAGCGCGACAAGGGAGAGATGAATGAAACCTGAGACTGAGCGTCTAATGGTGAACTTCAACAAATATGAGGGGGACCGCGTTGACCCTGTTGCTCAAGCACTGCGTCGCCTTTACCTTCGTGTTGAACTTTGTCCCTGTCAGTTTCAGGCGCAGTGGAAAGCCACGGGCTGTCTCCAGTGTCAGGGTGATAAGCAGTTAATTGAAGAGGCGTGGTTAGCATCAGAGCCTGCAATCACGACGCAGCAACCAGACGGAGGTGAATGAAATGGCGGGGATGGCCCTACTTGCAATATTTGTGGGCGGAGTGATATTTGGCTACTGCGTGCGTGGCTTACAAGAAGTATGGCGAGGGACAATCCGAACCAGGGAGACAATGATGACAACTACATCAAATAACTTTCTTGAATCTATTCTCATGTTTGCCTTAGCGGTTCTAATTGCAGCTTTAGTATTTCATCTTGCTGGATCAGAACTATCAGCAGTAGCGAATAAGGTTGCAGAGTCCTTTCAGAAAGCGAGTTACTAATGTCTCGAAGAATTTACCATTACGGCGGACATCCGCCGATACCTGGCGAAGCCAGAAAAAACCAAGAGTGCAAACGGCAGTCGCGGGCGCATGCGCCTACGGATTAAGAGGCGTGCACGTAAACTGAAAAGGCTGGAAGAGAAGCGTTCGGCGGCATCGTCCTGATAATTCTTTCCTGCAAGTAGCGTGCTAGTGCTATTATGGGCCTGCGTGGACGAAATATGTGCCCTGAGCCTTAAAGTAACTCGCGCCCGCGTCTGAGAGAGTCGCTTGCGATTCGTGCCCGCACACTTTGAAGGTTGTGGCCTAGGTAAACACAGCGGACAAGTGACCAGCGGGCCTCAGTCGCCCTTGCACTTTCCTTGAGAATTTAACGAATGGAGATTCTCCTAAATGAATCGAAGAACATTTGCCAAGCGCGGTGCAATAGGGCTGGCTGCTCTCACTCTTACAACATCTGCGTACAAGTGCGGAGCCGAAAAAGTTACTATCTACGTGCAGACCATCAGCGCGTTTCTCAATGAAATTGCTGGATTGCTGCCGGCGCAAGCCCAGTTCATTGCCAGGATTATCAGTGTCGCAGGTGAGTTTGACTCCGCTTATCGCCGCGGCGACTTCACCAATGCGACGACGTTCTTCAATACGCTGGTGGGCAATATCTCAACGCTGATGGCGGCTATTGGTATCAATCTTAGTTCGCAGGTGAAGGTGGCTTTGGCAATCGTCTCGTCCAGCGTGCGGCTGATTGCGGTGTTGCTCCAGCAACAGGGAACAGCGCAGCCAGAAGTAGTCTCACGTGCTCGTGCGGCATCCCCGGCAGCGAATACAGCTATCAGCACGATTGAACGACTGGCTAATCCGTCGGCCGTGAGCGCAGCGTTCGAAGCGGCTAAACTGTAAGGAGGATCGACTTAATGCTCATCCTGCTACTAACCCTGCTCACCTTGCAGCAACCCAACCTCCCGCCCTGCACTGTAGTTCAAGTTACGCCTGTAGCTCAGTGGCGAGAACAGCACCCAACCTTGCGATTCAATGGCTCAGCAGACACGAAGCTGATGGTTACGCTCTCCTGTCCCAACAAAGAGAAACTGCTGGATGTGCCGGATGATGAGTGGTCGGCGTACAACCGAGCAGAGATCATCGTGCGACTCAGCGAGTCCGCCATCGAATTCATCCGCCGCACTGCCGACATCCCGCCACTGGTTCAAGCACTTCAAGTACTTGGCAATAACGGCAGAGAGTTAACGATCCCCAGTGATGTATTTGCTCACTGGCTGAGCGGTTCCATCGAGCAACCATCAGTGCGCACCGAGATCTTCTACCAACTGACCGGCTGTCCGTGGGGCAGGCCGGGGGATATTGATCCAAGACAGTGCATCGCGATCAGGTGAAGTAATGAGCGATAGAGAATTAGTGACATTTGACGCAGCCTTCATGCAACGACTTGGCGGCATGCACGGCGAACTGCAAATCATTCGCGAGCGCCTTGGACCAGTCGATAAGGACAAGTCAATTCAGCGGACACTGGAAGAAGGGTTTGCGGATTTATCCAAGTGGCTATCGATTCAGAACGATTCAATTATGGCAGGCTTCGCTCTGGTGGCCGAAGCGATTGCAAAGGGACTAACGCTGCCGCCACCGCAGCCTAAACCTTTGGAGGTAACATTCGTGTTCAAAGTAGCAAACGATCATCAGGACGAACCATTTTCGATTTCCATCGGCGGCGTGACGGACGCTGAGGGCGAGCCGCTGCCCAACACCAGCGGACTGAGCGTTGATGTCAAATCCAGCGACGATTCAGTTGTTGCCGTATCGTTCGATCGAGCAACGGGTTCGGGAGTTGCCAGTTTCGGCCATTCAGGGGTTGCGTCGCTTACCGCGTCGGTTACTAATGCAAAGGGCGAAATCCTTGGCAGTGGCGCGGCTGACTTCACTGTTACCACAGGCGACCCCGCAGCGGTCAGTGATGTAAAGATCGCTTTTGGCGGACTGACGGAAGAGCCGCCCGCGACAGAGCCCACTACCTAACGAGTTGCCGCCTCTTCGGGACAGATGCAGCGCGAGTTGGTCAGCCCGTGCTGCTGGAGGGGCTGCCACGGGGAGGCGACATCAAGTAGCAGCGTCTCGGAGTTATTTTGCAGGGATAGTCTGTTGGGGAGACAACGATGAAAACTTCGTGAAGGGCTCCGAGACGCTGTGATTACTTACCCAGAACCTGACACCTAAATGAAATTCACCGAAGCAGTCATCGTCGCCATTATCAGCAACGCAACCACTATCCTCGTCGTGGTGCTTAGCCGTCTCTGGAGCCATCTGGAACACCGACAGACAGAACAGACTGTGACAGATACGAATGAGAAGGTAACAGGGCTGGTGAACGGGAAGATCTTATAGAAGGAGATTCCGTGCTTGGCTGGACAGAACAGACAGGGGATTGGCGTAGACGCTCAGGGGAATCAGGTTATCGATCCGACTGAGAACGTCATCGCTCTGACCGAGGCTGCCAACAAAAGGCAGGATGATCTTCGACAACTGAATGACCGACGAATTGATGCAGAGATCCGAGTTCTGGCAGAGAAGTTGAGCGGAGTTGAGCAGCGTATGGTTATCCGAGCGGAACACGCGAAAGAACTTCGAGACTCGGAATCAAGACGCATCGACGCGATACGTCAGGTGGACGTGTTGGCGGTAGGAAGGACGGCAGAACAACAACTTGCCGCCGTGCAGACACTAGCTGCAACAACAACAGCCGCAGCGGAAACCATTCGCGCATCTGTAAGCAGCACCGCAACCGCGCTCGCCACACAGTTAGCCAATACCGTGACGGGTTTGACTGAACGTATCTCAGCGCTGGAGAAGTCCAGTTATGAAGGCGCTGGTAAGGGGGCTGGAGCAAAGAACACTGTGACCTATGCGATTATAGGAGTAGGATTACTGGTGTCGTTGATAACCATCGGCTCAGTAGTGATAGCAATTGCGTTCGCCATTCGCGCAAGATGAGACGCAGCCCCCAAGGAGCATCAGACGTGACAGTTTTGGAACCTTACAGTGCTATCTCACTCACTGTTCGATTACTTGAAAAGGATAACGGAGTCGAGTATGAGTGCAAATAAACCTGATAAAGACAAGCCACAGCGACCACCTCAACCGCAACCAGAGCCCAAACCAGCACCAAAGCCAAAGCCGCAAGGTGACATTGATAATCCAGGCAAAGGGCCGGGGCAAGGAGGAGGTTAGCGAATGCTTCCAGAACGAGTCGCTGAATCTCTGGACAGAATCTGGATGGTGGCTCACTGGAAGTGGGATCTTGACCCTTCAACGCCGTGGTATCGCAAGCTGTTTTTCAAGTGCGTCTTCCGTCCATTCATTCACTTCTCATGGAACGTGATGAAGATTCCATGTCCAAAAGGCGTTGAGGTTGACGGAAAGAAGCAGAAGCTAATATGGTTTGAGAACGGCGGATTCTTCTCGTCGGAGGACCAAGCCGACATTGCTTGTATTAGTCCGTGGCATGGCTACAAAGACGTGCCCTTGGATCGCCGCTTCCCGCCTGAGTCGGCGCAATACAGTTCGCTGGTTTTTCCGAGACAGAAGAACCCGCGCCAGCATCGCAAGCAGCCAACTTTCAGTTTGGTAGTCAAAGATCGCAAGGAAGATGAACGAAGAGAGCAGACGCTAACCGAGGCGCTTAAGCAACTAAATAGGGCACTGGACTAATGATTCCCGATGCAGCAAGAATCCCCCACACTGCCTCACGTTTGGCTCCTACTCTCAAACGTAGTAACAGCAATCCTTGCAGTTGTTACAACTATAAAGACCTTACAATTTAAGCAGAAGCGCGAACCTGCCGAGGTCCGCAAGATTGACGCAGAGACACGCGGGATCCACACCTCGGCCGATGTATCATTCGGTGGCCTAACCTTGGAAACCTTTCGCGAGATTCAGGCGGTCATTGCCAAGGCGGAGCAGCGCCGCGAGGACTGGCTACTGAAAGAGGAACAGCTACATGGCAAGATTAACCACTGGCGTTGTAAGGCTGAAGAACTGGATGGCGAGCTGATTGACTCACGCGACGCAAACACACAGTTGAGAATTCGCTACGGGTTGAAAGATTATCACCTGAAACGTGCGATGCGAATTCTGGCGGAGCATAATATCAGCTTTAGTGAAGGGGATGAGCACCCTAAAGATATAACACCCCCAGAAGATACCGCAACAAACCTTAGACAGAACTGAGACAAAGTAATACAATCCGCTCCCATGACCTTACAAGAGCAGATTGAGCTCATCACTGGCCCGCAAACCCCTATCGGCAATACTTACTTTGACCAGACGCAGATTGCCAAAGCTAAGCAACACGGAGAAGCCTGTCCGATTACGCCGCCTACGGATGAGATCGGTGCCAATAGCTTCGTGCTGCTGAACTACTACGACCTGCCTCTCAGTGAATACATCGCATATCTGCGCTCGGGAGATCTTGCTTTTCTAACCCTATTTCGTAAATGCGCTGATTCATGGTGGCAGCAACAGTCATGGATCGGAGAAGGGAAGGTCCGCAAGTGGCCCGATGAAGCCAGTCCGCCCCCTCGTCACGCAGGAATTGCTGGACTTATTCTGCGCGCGCTTGATGGCCGGCCGGAGATGTGGGATTGGATCAATTCCTACGTTCAGTATTTCTTCTACATCTACATCAAGCGGCGCATAACCGAACCACTTTACGATCTGCGCGAAGGCGCATTCATGCTGCACTACAAAACGTGGTTAGCGAAGGTGCTACCTGACTCTTTTCCATCTATAACCGGAACAGTTACAAATGGCGCCGAACTGCGAGCGCAGTATCTTGCTGATGTGGAAGCGGCCGCGGTGCAATACTTTGGGCGCACACAACGATCTGACGGAGCCTGGGTATGGAATGATGACTGGGTTAGTGATGATGGTGGGTCGTTAGTTGGCGTGATGCAGCCGTTTATGGTGGGACTACTCCTCCCCGCGCTCGGCGATGTCCATCAACTCACCACAAACTCAACAGTCAAAGAGAGCGTCAAGAATCAGATCCTCAATGGCTGTCGTCACTTGTACAACGATGGACCATACATCAAAGATCAGATCGAGCAGGTATCAGGCAAGCGCATTCGCGGCTGGCACTATTTCTATCACGGCGGCACATCAAAAAACCCAACCCGCTATGAGAAGGGTGATATTGCCTTTCCGTGGACCGCGCTTGAAGCGTGGTGGTTGCCGAGTACGCGACAGGCGAGTTCAACGATTATTCCTGCATACGCTTATGCCTACAAGATTTCTGGCGATCCGTTCTTCAAAGCTGCGTGGGAGGAGATGTACGACTCTGCTTACGTTGGTACTGATGGCGTACGTGCAATGCTTGACGACACGCCAAAGAACTACAATCAGCATATCCGTCGCGTGCCTGCGTCGCTTGCGTGGATAGGTGGATCTGTCGTTCAGCCTCCCGCGCCTACGCCAGCCCCGTCGCCATCTCCACTTCCCCCGAGCCCCGATGATACGAAGGCAACAACGATTGTTGATTCTACTGGAGCAAAGTGGACGCTGGTTGCAAATAAGACGCTGCGAAATGGCGTACAGGCAGGTGGTGGAGAAGGAACGATTTATAAGTACTCAGCACAAGTGGTTTATGTGTTGGGGATGGATAACTTTTGGTACAAATGGGGAACGAGCGCATGGGAGCGTCTAACGCAGACGGAGCCGGGAACAACGCCAAGCCCAACTCCTACCCCAACGCCAACTCCCACGCCTACACCAGTACCACCACCTACGCCCATCCCTGCTCCTGCACCTGTGCGCGTTCTTCGTTATCCAACTGGGCTGAATGAACAAGTAACACTTTGGCAGCAACAGGCAGGAGAAGGTTACAGACCAAATCGATTAGTGCCACGTCCGGCAAACCAGCCTAAGGGAAACTATGTAGAGTTTGTGAAGTTCTAAACCTGTAATGGTGAATGTGAGATGAGCCAAACATTAAGCGATGAAGAAATTGCAAGGAGAATCGCGCGGCAACTCGGCGTAGCAGTCTTCTTGTCGATCTTGGGGCGCAAAGAAAAGGCCCGATTATTCGTAGCTCACTGCATAAGGCTGTCCTTCACGCATCGAGAAGCTTGTGAACGCTGGCTAAACGCTTGGAAAGCAACTCAGTAAAGATGAGCGCAGCTATTATTCAACGCCCTAAATCAGACTTATCAATTCTAGATACATCTACGTTCCACGTGAAACATTCTACGGGACGGGAGTCGGGGCAGTGAGCGAAGAAAAGCCGTCAGTCCGTTTCCCTAAAATTGCCCAATTCGAGTGGGATGAGCAGCGCTCTCAGGCCGCTATCGGATTAGCTGCCGGTAAGACACAGGAAGAGATAGCCTCTGAGGTAGGATGCTCAAGACGGACTATCGTTAACTGGTTGCAGCACGTTGATTTTGCTGGAGAAGTTGATCGGTTATCATTAATGACCGAAGCGGCTTCAAGGGCAGAGCGTCTACGGATTACTAAGCGAGTCATACGCCAAAAACTAGAGGGAAGTAAAATTGAAACTGAAAAAGACCTGCTGGACTGGTTGAAGTTCGCCCAAAGTGAAACTGATGGAGTCAAACTCGACCTCGGAAAACTTGCTGCCTCCTTCGCTCAGGATGAGACACCTATGGCCGATAGAGGATCGGCTACAGGAGATTCGGCAGCAGAGAGCGCAGCAGTCAACTAAAGCGGCCAGTGTTAAGCCGTCCCTTGCGCACTTCCAGGCTTTTGTCCAGATCGCTAACCCGCGCTTTAAGTGGTACCCGCACTGCGTAAAAATCGCACAAGTTCTAATCCGCGTGGCGTTAGGCGAGTTGACGCGGGTAATGATCTTTGCGCCACCTCGACACGGAAAGTCGGAAGAACTCTCTCGCCTATTCTCTGCGTATTACCTTAAATGCTTTCCTAATCGCTTTGTTGGCATCAATTCGTACGCCGCAGAGCTCGCCTATACGCTCTCTCGCTCATCCCGAGACAACTTCATGGCAAACGGAGGCCAAGTCAAAGACGATGCCGCAGCCGTAAAGCATTGGGAAACCGACCAGGGCGGCGGACTGTGGGCGGCTGGCGTAGGTGGTCCGATAACCGGCAAGGGCTTTCATCTGGGCATTATTGACGATCCGATTAAGAACGCAGAAGAGGCGGCATCAGAAACCGTTCAGAAGAGCCATCAAGCTTGGTACGCCTCAACCTTTTATACGCGCGAAGAACCTGGCGGCGCCATTGTGATAATGATGACACGCTGGAATGAAAGCGACTTGTGCGGTTGGCTATTACAGCAAGAATATGAAGAGGAGCCAGAGCGGTGGCACATCGTTAAATTCGAGGCAATTAAGGAAGAACCTACGCCGCCGCCCGTCGCCGGCGAGCCGCCCGAGTTTCCGCCCACGTGTACGATTGAGCCTGATGATCGCGAGGTTGGAGAGCCCTTGTGTCCGGAGCGTTATTCTCTGAAGAGATTACAGAAGATCGCCAAGCGCATCGGCACGTACTTTTGGAACGCGCTTTACCGACAGAGGCCAACAGCACGCGAGGGGAACATGTTCAAACTCGCTGACCTCGCGCATGAGGTTAGCGCAGCACCAGTTGAGGCTAAACGGGTTAGATATTGGGATCTTGGCGGTAGCGACAGCACCAAAGCCGATTACTCTGTAGGGTGTTTAATGGCTGAACATCAAGGCATTTTCTACATCGAGGACGTTCAGCGCGGGCAGTGGTCGCCAAATGACCGGAATCAACAGATGAAAGATACAGCCGAGACTGATCGCAACAGTTATGGGGTGATACCTACATGGATTGAGAAAGTGCCCGGCTTAGCCGTCGAGGTAATCGATAACATCGTGAAGCTTCTGGCAGGGTTCAAGGTGCAGACGGAGATGGCTAGGACCGACAAAACAACTCGCGCCGATCCTTTTGCGAGTCAGTGCGAGGCAAAGAATGTTAGAATCGTTAAAGGACCGTGGAATGTCGCATTTCGTAATGAGCTAACAGCCTTCCCGCACGGTTCAAACGACGATCAAGTTGATGCTGCGAGTGGAGCGTTCTCTAAACTTGCAGGGCGACGAATGATAAAGATGCACTGATGGCTGAATCCGAACCATTACAAGAAGCAATTCTTGGCGAAGAGATCGAAGCGCGCAACTCTCCTGTTGGCGCGATGATCAAAGAGCGCCGCATGGCTGATCGGTTCCTTGATGCAGTTAATGCCTTTCGTAGTGATAAATCAGAGTTTACAACACTAGGGGTAGCTGGAATTCAGCATGAAAGCAAAGCCAAACCACTCCCCGCTCCCGATCTAGGTCAGTACAACTACTCTCCTACATACCCAACTTATCGTAGCTATTGGGGTAGACGACCAGAACGTGTTGATCATAAGGCCGAAGTGGGCGATCTCGATCTCAACTCGCTTGCGATGGCGATCGTAAACTTCACTGCTACACGCATTCCCGAAGCTAAGCCCTGCGTTGTGACGCGCACTGAGAGCGATGAAAAGCGCGACTTCAACCATCCGCTCGCACAACTCATCCGACGTCCTAATCCGCATCACATTTGGGCTAACTATGCAGGTGCGTGTTCTGTGTCGTGGTGGCTGAATGGGAACGTCTACTTCTACAAGACTCGCAGTCTTACAGGTGTGGAGCAGTTATGGTATCTCCCACACTTCCTTGTAAAACCGCGCTGGCCTGGAGACGGGGGATCGCCGGTAGTGCCAAATGAAGCCAACCTTGATCCGTTTCTCTCCCACTATCAGTACACGCCACCAGGTAAAGCGCCCGTTCTCTATCCGGCTCGAGACATTGTGCACCTCAAACGACACGTAGATCTTAGTAATCCTCGCCTCGGCATCGGACCATTTGAAGCTCTTTACAAGGAACTCTGCGCTGATGACAAAATGGCGCTATTCACGGCGTCAATCTTCGCTAATATGGGTATTCAAGTGCCTGTGATTTCGCCGGCGCTGGAAGGCGACACGATTGATGATGCTGAAGCTGCGCACATGAAAGAGTCCTGGATGGCGAAGACAACCGGGCGTCGAGCAGGTGAGCCTGTCATCCTTACAGCACCTGTGAAGGTAGAGAAGTTTGGCTTCAATCCGACTGAGTTGAATGTCTCTGAACTGCGGCTGATTATCGAAGCTCGAGTCTGCGCGGTGTGCAATATCTCGCCAGCCGCATTGCAATTGATGGTAGGTGTTCAGAACGGCACTAGCTACGCCTCATCCGAGCAAGCACGGCAGCAGGGATACGAGGAAGTAATCATTCCGATTCAGAACGTATGGGCAGAAGAGTTTAACTGGCAGCTTAAGCCTGACTTTCAAGACGCGAAGAACTCTGAATTCGAGTTTGATACAACAAAAGTTAGAGTGCTCCAAGAGGACGAAGATGCCAAGGTTAAACGCGAATCCGAGATATTCAAGTCAGGCGGGTCCACCTTGGATCAGTATCTAACCGCGGTCGGCAAGAAGCCTGTCGGGGCTCCATTAGGCGATATTCGGATGGTGCCGGGGCTCTCTACTCCAATGAGTCCTGAGCGGCTGATAGAGATGGCTACCAAGGCGCCGGAGCCCGCACCAACAGATAAGCCGCCTATTGATCCCGCATCGTTAGCTAAATTTGCAGAACTGGAACACTGGTTTGAAGAACTGGAGGCGCAGATGAAAGGGTTTGAGGTACAACGGTGAGTACAAACTGGATAGCGTCGGGAATAAGCTTACCCGCACGGCGGATAGAGTACAACATCGTAGAATACCTGTATATTGTCAACGATGAACAGATGTCGGAAAAACTTACTGCGTGGCTTAATAAGCAGGCCGCGCAACGTTGGCGGCTAATAGCTTTGGTCAACCAAGTTTACTACTTTGAGCGTGAGTTACACGACAACGGCAATTGCTACAATTGCGGGCAATCTCTCGGTTGTGAAAACTGTGGCAGATGACCCTCCAGCGCAAAATCTTTGATCTGAGATTGCAAGCGCTTATGGCTGCGCGTCACGCTTCCTTTTGGCAGCACGCCATTGACACGCACGGAGAAGCTAAGGCCACGGCGTTCTATACACATCTAGGCTTGAATCATCTCGAAAAGAAATCAATCGAGTGGGATGGATTAACGCTCTCACGCGAGCCTAAAGAGCACGAAAAGATCGCCGTCAAAGGAATCCACGGTGCTCAAGAATCAGCAAAGGAGTCCATTGGTAAGATCCTGTTGAGTCTGCGTGAGGAATTGATTACAGACGGCCTCAAACGCATTCAAAAGCTCAAACCCGCCTCGTACCATACCTTAGTGCTGCAAACGCCTAATGAGACAGCGGCCACGCTCAAAGAACAGCTAATGACGGTTCATCATCAGGGCCGAATGTTGGTCGCGGCTGAACTCGGCAAGAAAGCAGCGATAATTGACGATGATGAGTTTGACGATCTCGACATTCTCACAGACCTAACAACTAGCCGCGTTGCTAACGATGTTCAGTCACGCATTATTGATGCAGCTACACGCCACGCTCTTTTAGGTCAAACAGGAGCAGGTTTAATCAACGCGGTAACAAATGAAATTACCGGAGGCTCAGTAACGTACATTGATCGCGCTTCGAGAGGACTGGCGAATAAGGTAATCAACATCGGGCGAAGTGATGAAGCAGAAAGCCGAAAAGATGATTGGGATCAAATAGAGTACAGTGCATTATTGGACCCTTCGGTATGTCCTCACTGTGCGGCAGAAGACGGAAAGACTGCGAGCAATGAAGACGATCTACAGCCGACCCCTAACCCCGACTGTCTTGGCGGCGATCAGTGCCGCTGCTTCCTGATCTACATCAACCAATAATTCCAAATGTATTGCATCCGCATACGCCTCGTGTTACATTGTGTGCATGGCTGAGACGCGCACACGCACAATCCGCGTAGATGATGAAGTATGGGCAGCAATTCAGGCTTTGCCGGGGCGCACTCAGAACGAAGCCATGCGGCAATTGCTGATTGAGGGCGGGTCAAGTATCGAGAATAAGATCGATGAACTGCGGGAACTAATCCTTACTTTGCCGAGTGATGCTGTTAAGACTGAGATTAGCGGGGAATTCAAGGTTGAGGACTCTGGCCCAAAGAACGCCTACTGTAAGCATTGTGGGAGTCGATTTGCAGGGCAGCGCTTCGCTACTATTTGTTCAGACTGCAAGGCATCAGGACATACATTAACCCCCGCTGAATGTCCTGTATGTGGAGAAGGGAGAGGGATATGAGCGAGTGGCGCAAACTATTTAGAAGATTCAATAACGGACTAAATATCGTTGCTGGCATCGGGGCTATCACTTGGCTGACTGGCGAATATGGTCTATACGGTTTTGTCACTGCATGGGTTCTTATGCAATTTGGCGCACAGTGGCGACCACCTGTTGAGCGGTGGCTGAATCAGTCTGAGAACAAAGTGTCTAGCCTGTAATGAAGTGAGGGGATTATGAAGTTGATATTAACTTTGGGGACGATCCTATTCACGATCATGGCATCCGTCTCACTTATAGCAATTGCCCTCGCAACATGTGGCTTGAATCAGCACATAAACAAGTGGGGCGCAGCCGCCAAGCTCTTAGTAAACTTGGTATTGGCGGTGCTTTGTCTTTGGGGACTATCGAAACAACTGGAGAGCGACTAGTGGACTGGTCATTCTTTCAGCGTCGTGTCTGCCTCACCGCTGTTTATAGCGAGTGGGTAAAGGCATGGGCAGAGTTTCAACGCGTCGGGCTTACTGTTGAAAAGTACGAAGCCGTCAAGGAGATCGGTCCTCATCAGTCCTTCTCCCACAGCGAGCGAAACATCCTGCTTGACTTCCTATTTAGCGAAGATAATCGACTATTGCATTTAGAAGATGATGTAGTATTTCGCAATCTCAGCCATCTACCAGCCGCAATCGGCGAACTCCCTGAAGATTGGGACATCCTCTACCTTGGCGCGAACCTTGTTTGCTGGAACAATGGTGAACCATCTCCAGAACGCCACAGCGAGCACCTATGGCGAATACGCGCAGCTTGGACTACTCACGCGATTGCGTACCACAAGCGTTGTGTGAGGCGAATCCTCGAAGGTCAGCCATCGTTCGATGCACAAATGTGGGATAATTACCTTAGTACTCGATTGCCTGAGTTGAATGCTTATTGTGTTGCACCGATGGTTGCATGGCAAAGGCCACGCAAGAGTTCAATATGGGATCGGAATGAGGTTGATGATTACACGGAAATCTTTCAAATGAGTGAAGAGAGGTTAAAGTAAATGGGCTTGAAAGAACTGGAATTTGCGAATGACGAGGATTATCGCGCAGCTCGTGATATACGATTAGCCATACTTGAACGCGAAGGCAGGCTAGCTCAGCCCAATCTAAAGATGCAATTCGCTGACGATGACTTATGGCCAGAGATGAAGCGTAAGATTGCTGAGGCTGGTATTCCATATAAGGAGAATCCGTTCCCATAATACGCCTATATTTGAGGCGAGTGAGGCGAGGTTGAGATGAAAGATAGCCTCATCGAATGTTTGGCGGTTGTGTTGTCGGGTCCGCTCGGTCTGTTCGCTGTATTCACAGGAATCGCTGGCGGCGGTTGGATTATGAGCCTTCTCGGTGCTTCGCTATTCGCTTGGTCTATGTATATGTGGCACAAGGCAATCGCTGGTTACTACAGATGATAGCCCATCTCGTTACATTCTCAGATGAAAGCATGAGCCGCTCGCGTGAGTTGTGTACGGTGAGCGCAAGGCGGCACGGCGTAGATACGGTCTTCGACTGGCGCTTAGATGAATTACACAACACGAAGATCTACCGAGAGCACGGAAAGCTATTTGACAAACCTCGCGGAGTTGGGTACTGGGCGTGGAAGCCGTTCATTATCCTTGATCGCATCTGCCAGTTGTTTGACGGGCCGAATCCAAATCACGTAGTTGTTTACGCCGATGTCGGAGTCGAGTTCATCAACAATGTGAATCACATAATAGATCGAATGGATCAGAACATCTTTCTATTCGGAAATAATTATGAACATGCGCACTGGTGTAAGCGAGATATTGTTGAAGAGATTTGGCCGCTTACGGGCGATCAATGGCAGAGCAGAATCGAGAAGATGGATACAGATAATCGGAATAACGGGTTTAGTCGCCAACAGGCGATAGCCGCATTTGATCGTTTCGGCAAGCAGTGCCAAGCCTCAGTAATCTTCTTTCGCGTCTCTGAATACTCAAGACAGTTTGTTGCTGAATGGTTGAAGTGGTGCCTCTTTGAAGGCGGAAGACTGATAGATGATTCACCATCCCGAGCACCTAACCATCCAGAGTTCAGAGAGAACCGACACGATCAAGCAATCCTAACCACATTGGCATATAGAGAACGAATTAAATTGCATTGGTGGCCCGCAGTTTACAACAGAGGCGGATCGCCCGAGTTTGTTTATGAGAAGTTACCAGAGTATGCGGGAGACGAGTATCCCGTGCTCTTTTCTCACCATCGCAAACGTAATCACGAGTGGCCCATGGAAGATCTTAGCGGTTATGGACACCACGCCCATTATGCTTAACTTCTTACACAAATACGCAAAGAATTACCACTACTCACAAAATGGTGAAGAGGGAATACTGTCTGAATGTCAGAGGCGCGGCATCAGCATCTTTCACTGCGTAGAGATCGGTGCTCACGATGGTCGATTCTGTTCCAACACAGCGATGGTAATTGAGAGCGATACCGCAGTCGTAACTGGCCTATTTGTCGAGGCCGACTACGCTCTCTATCAACAGTGCAAATCAAACTGGAAGCACAATCCATTGGTGCGAATACAATGCTCCCGCGTAGATGGGCGCAACGTCAACGCCTTCGTCGATGATGATTGCGATCTTTTGTCGATCGATACCGATGGCTCCGACTACGAGATCTTCTGCGGAATGCAAGCCCGCCCAAAGATCGTTATAGTAGAAATCGACTCATCTATCGAACCACCAAGCGAACGTGTTAATTCAGATGGTGGAGTAGGCTATTGGACTATGACGGTTGCTGCGTTAGAGCGGGGCTATTTGGTTATTTGTCATACTGGCAATCTCATTCTATGTAGACAGGAATACGGACATCTGTTTCCCGAGTGTGGGCCGCATCCGTTGCTCGAGTGGGAGTTGTACTTTAATCGGGGCTGGATATCGCAAGGATGATTTTGGTATGGCCTTCTATATCTTATGGCTGTTCTTCATCGTGGCCGGACTGACGCTTTGGATAGCCCGTCTTGAAAGACGCATTAAGACACTGGAGGGTAATCAGCAAGTAGGTAGTTGTGATAAGGAAAGAGCGTGACCGACTCAAAATATCACATGTACCACGCGGCGGTCTTCGCCAAGGCAGTAGAGCGTCATGTGTTCTTTGGTTACACAAGGGAAGCGGAGTTCTGGACCAAGATCTGTATTTACCACTTAGCTCTTGCGTTCTATCGGTTGAGTTTCGAGTGCAAGGAGCGCGAACGCTATCGCTAGCACAACTTACATCGCAGGTCATACCGGACTCGTCGGCAGTGCGTTGCTGCGACGGATACCTAACGCAGGCGCACGAACTCGTAAGCAGCTTGACCTGAGGAGTCAGAGTGCCGTCCACGAATTCTTTTTTGACAATAAGATCGATCAGATATATCTCGTTGCTGCCAGAGTGGGCGGTATCCACGCGAATAGTACTTACCCTACCGTATTTATTCAGGACAACCTGGAAATCCAAACCAACGTAATCAGCGCGGCGTATTACTACAGCGTGAACAAACTTCTCTTCCTCGGCTCCTCCTGCATCTACCCGCGTAACGCAGCACAGCCCATGAAAGAATCCGCTCTGCTTACAGGCTCACTGGAGCCAACTAATGAGCCTTACGCTATTGCTAAGATCGCCGGGATTAAACTCTGCCAAGCCTATCGTCGCCAGCATGGATTCAATGCCATCTGTGCCATGCCCACAAACCTCTATGGGCCTAAGGATCACTTCGATTCTGTTGATGCGCACGTTATTCCATCACTAATGTCGAAGTTGTACCGCGCAACCTTAGCCGAATTGCCGGCCGTTACTCTCTGGGGAACGGGTAAGGCGTTGCGAGAATTCATGCACGTTGACGATCTCGCGGACGCTCTTATCATGCTGATGGCTGAATACAACGATGCGGAGATAATTAATGTCGGTTCTGGGCAGGAAGTAACGATCTGCGAGTTGGCGCACATGATTGCAGAAGTAGTTGGCTATCGTGGTGAGATTCGCTTTGACTCAACCAAGCCCGATGGCCCGCCCCGCAAACTGCTCGACAGTTCCCGCATCAACGCTCTTGGCTGGCATGCTAAAATCTCTCTCTATGACGGACTCCGCTCAACCTTCGACTGGTATCGCGCACATCTGGGAACAATTGGACCAGGGGGAGGCGAAGTGCATCCAGTGCGGAGCGAACTCTTGTGATAGTGACCTTTTCTGCGTTGGGAAATTATGGCCGATGGGCCAACCAGCTCTATCAAATAGCATCAACGATAGGGACAGCCAGAAGGAATAATGCTGACTACGCATTTCCTGAATGGCAGAATTTCGATCACCAACGCCTCGGCTACAGTGGCGACATTGACGTTGGGAAATACTTCGTTAATCCCCTGCCGCGTTACAGTGGACCATCGCTACCTGATTACTTCGTTCATTGGGGCTATCGCGATGTCGTATTAACTGAAAGCGTCAGTCTTAGCGGACACATGCAATCAGAGAAATTCTTTGAACACGCGATTGACGAGGTTAGATGGCAATTGCGCATGGTTGGTGAATATCCCCGCAGTAATTACTGCGGTATTCATGTCAGGCGCGGAGATTATAATGGAGGCTACCACCCGCGAATACCCACATCGTACTACTACGAAGCAATGAAACACGTTGCCGGTCCGTATTTCGTATTCAGTGACGACATTGAAGATTGCAAGCGAATGTTCGGCCGTGATGTCGAATATAGCGAGGGTCGCGACTATCTTGAAGATTTCAAGTTGCTCAAAGCCTGTTCGCGGTTCATTATTGGCAATAGCAGCTATGGAGCAATCGCCGCAGTGCTGAGCGATGCGCCTAATAAACAAGTTGTTGCGCCTCGTCCGTGGTTTGGCCCGAGTTACACGCAAATAACAGGTGAGGATATTTATAGTCTTGATTGGAGGGTAATCAACTGGACGTAACTTACACTTCGGACGACTCCGATAATGGCTCCCCGGATTTAGTGAAGCTATTTGCCTTGCTTCAGGATATTAGGCGCAAGCAGATGCTTACTCCCAAGCGATTCGAGATGAGCCGTTTAACACTAAGCGCGATCGAGCGAAAGTTTGATTTGATACCCCGCTCAAGCCCATCTTCTACGTTATGGGGCATCGAAATTGTCTTCAATGACAAATTACCACTGAATGAAATTAAGTCGATTTACTGAGCAGTGAACCAAGCACTCCAACCACTCCCGAAGCATGAAGAAGCAGCGCTCCTTGAACTGGTCCGCGCTAATAACCTTGACGAGTCTCTACTCGCCTGCCACATGACACGCCAGCAGGCAAGTGGACGAGGGCGACATTCTGAGCGTGACGGCTTCTCAATTCTCAGTGGGAAAGCCTTCAATATCAGCTACAACCTCATGCTTTGCGAGTATTGCGGCAATCTGAATCCGCGTGCTTATTGTCCTGCAAAGATGCGCGAATTAGCCGCACGATGGCTCAATGCGTAATAAATCGTTGCATTGTGTTAATCAACTTGTGCTAAACTCCGCGCTGGAATGAGCCAACAATCCCCTGATAAGCCGTCGCCGCTCCTGAATTCTCAAACAGTACCGTTGCCGAAACCGCAGCAGGGGGTTAATCAGAATGCGCGCCGAGAAATTGATCGCATGGCGCGACAGTTGGAAGGGTTGAGCAAATCGCTTCGTCAATTGAAGGAACGAGTGTAGCTATTTTGTAAAATCGATCGCGAGTCAAGTTCGGCAGTAAGTTGACCGAAACCGCCCGCCTGGTTCTCTTAACGAGAATTAGCGCGGGCTTTTCCATTGCTTGGAACCAAATGCAAATCGAGCGCAAATCTTACTCAGTCGCCGATATGAAGGTAGCTAACGATCAGGCTGGAGTAATCGAGGCCATTGTCAGCGTCTTCTCAAACGTAGATCTCGGCAATGAGAAAGTAATGCCGGGCTTTTTTGCTAAGTCAATCGAGAAGAAGCTGCCTAAAGGCGTGTGGGCACATGATTGGAAACAGCCGATTGCGAAGACACTGGAAGCGAAGGAGTTGCTTCCAGGCGATCCTTTGTTACCCGCTTCGCTCAAAACATTAGGCGGCGCTTACATTAAGGGCCAATTCAATCTTGATACACAACGCGGGCGCGAAGCCTACTCTGATATCAAGTTCGGGATCGTTGATGAATTCTCTATCGGCTACTCAGTAATCGAAGACAAAAAGGATAAAGAGTCAGGTGTTCGAGAATTGATCAAGGGCGACTGGAAAGAGTGGAGCCCGGTGCTGGTGGGAATGAATGATCAAACCGCACTCATTTCGATCAAGTCTGACGCAGCCAAGGGCATGCTTGCTGAAGAGATGGCCCAAACGACTCCTTCCACTTGGGAGGTTGAGTCAGCCCTTCGCCGTGTAATCCGAAAGATTGCTGAGACAGCAAAAGACTCTGGCACAACCGGCGTGGTGATCGACTGGAAGGCGAAAGTGACAGAAGCCTTTAACGAATACCCGCCGACAATGATCCCGCTGGTCACAGCACAGATTGAAGAATTTCTAAACAGTTCTGATGATGAGTTTTACCTCAAAGAGATCACGGCATCCGAATCCTTTGAGTCCTTCGATAAAGCGGCACCCGCTGCGTTGAAGAAGTTTATCGAAAATATGCAGCGCAACCACGAGGCCCGCGTGAAAGAGGGCCGCGTTCTCTCTGCTTCAAATCGCGCCACCGTACAAAAGTGCAAAGATTCTCTCACGGTATTAATGGGAGATCTTGATGCGCTATTGGCGATGAGCGAACCGAAGCCTAAAGAGAAAGAGATCGACGTGGATGTGCTAAGGACTCAATCGCGGCGTGCACAAAGTCTGGCTTTACTGGCTGGTGTTGACGCTGCCTAATGGAGAAGGAGTTTTATTCGATGCCCGAAGAGAAAAAGACCGCCACTCAGCGACTAAAAGAGCTCGCCGACGCCGAAAAAGCGTTCTGGGCAAAGCAGGGAGACGCCACTGTCACAACTGAGCAGAACGCCGAGCTTGATGCCCGGTGGAAAGAGATTGAAGACCTGAAAGCCCAGGTTGATGAAGAGAACAAATTTGCCGATAGAAGTAAACAATTGAAAGCAATTGAGACTTACCTCTCGCAGCCACTTCACCAACCTGACTATGGCAATCCGACGAACGGCAACGACCCCGAACTGAAATCAACCGGCGAATTGGTTTTCAGCGCTCCCGAATTTACTCAGTGGCGCAAACAGATTGCCCCGGAAGGCAAAGAGATGAGTATGTCGGTGCAGTTTGGACGCTCTCCGACAATCTCATTGAAAGATGTCGGCCTTGGCAGCTTATCATTCAAGGATACGCTGGTAATGACCGTGCCGGGATCGGCTGGCGGCTCGCTCGTTCGACGTGATTATGGGCCGTGGCCGATTGACTTGCCACTCCGAACGCCTTCAATCCGCGATGTGATCACCATCCTGCAAACAGGCTCGAACTTAATTGAGTACGTGCGGGTTAATGCGTTGACACGCGCGGCGAAGATCGTGCCCGAGGCAACGTCACTAACCGATGATGCCGCACTCAAGCCGAAAGCGGCTATGTCGCTGGAAGTGGTGCAGACGGCGGTTAAGACCATCGCGGTTATCATGAATGCGACCCGAACGATTCTGGCCGACTACCCGCAGCTCCAATCAATGATGACCGAGTTCATGCGGAAGGACATTGATCTCGAGCTCGAGGAGGAAATCATCGCTGGACCAGGTGGGGCAAACCACTTTACCGGACTCGAGAACACGCCGAACCTGACGCCGCAACCATTTGTCGCCGATTCAGAAGACACAACCGGCGGACTGTTGACGACAACCCGCAAGGCGCGCACGGCGGCGCTAATTACAGGCCGCGCACGCTCAACCGGCTTCCTGCTCAATCCGTACGATTGGGAAACAATTGATCTGGCGCGCGGTGCACAGGGGCAGTTCTACTTTGGTGGCCCAATGCAGATGGGAACGAAGATGCTCTGGGGTTTGCCGGTAATTGAGTCGGAAGTTATTCCACAGGGCACTGGTTACACTGGCGACCTGAAACAGTTGGTAGTGTGGGACCGCCAAGATCCCACGGTCTATATCACCGACTCAAACCGCGATCACTTTGAACGCAATATCATCGACATCTTGTATGAGGGCCGATGGGCGTTCGGTGTGCTTCGTCCGCCGGCAGTAGTGAAGATTGACCTCCATGCTGGAGCAAACAGCTAGTTAGATCTCGTGACGGCGCACAACAGCCCGTTCATCGAGCAGGCGGCTTCTTCTTAACCCGTGGAAGATGGAGCCGCCACCAACTTTTATGAAGATCACCGCTCTAATCCATCTTTTCCCGCCTGAACACTGTGCTGGCAGTGAAACCACGCTCCATGCGGCGCTACGTTCTTTAGCACGACGCGGCCATGAGGTAAAGGTGATCTGCGCGAATAGCAAGACTGCGCCTTACGAAATTGACGGCATCAGTGTTGTCCGTCCTCCGCGCCGAGGCTTGCAATCATGGTTAGAGTGGTATGTGCGTGACTCGGATCTCTTGGTGACACATCTTGACCTCACCAGCCAAGCAATGACATTGGCAATGGCGACTAAGATTCCCTTAATACACTTCGTCCATAACGATGCTCAATTAGCCTGTTGGCGAGTAGATGCGCGAGTGCCATACAAGAATGCGTTGACCGTTTACAACTCGCATTGGTTAGCAGCGAAGTCCAGTTCATACGGCGGCTTTACCATGCCGAGTGATTGGGTCGGTCCATCGGTAGTTGTTCATCCTGTAGTCGAGAAAGAGCATTACGTTTGCGAGCGCGGGACGAAGATTACTCTCGTTAACCCAACACCAGGTAAAGGCGTAGAGACTTTTAAGGCGCTAGCTCGGCTATTGCCCGATCGAAAGTTTCTTGCAGTCGAAGGCGGCTATGGTGAGCAGATGATTCTTGCGCCTGATGTCCCACCGAATCGAGGCACGCTCCCTGCCAGCGGCAATATCGCATGGATGGCCCACACCCCAGATATTCGCAAAGTGTTTCGTCAAACCAAGATCCTGCTAATGCCTTCCGAATACGAGTCCTTTGGCCGTGTAGGTATTGAAGCTGCGTGCTGTGGGATTCCAACTATTGCACATCCTACGCCCGGACTTAAAGAGGCATTTGGCGATGCTGGTATCTTCATTGATCGAAACGAGATCGCCGCATGGTTCAATGAAGTGGAACGCTTGCTGACTGACGACATCTATTATCACCAGCGCTCACAGGCGGTACTCGACTTGGTAGAATCGATCGAACCGGAGAAAGAGTTTGATCGGCTGGAGCAGGCGTTTATTGAAACCATCGCGCGCTATCAGACAGGAGAAGGCAAACTTATGAAGATGTGGACTTGTGACCGATGGATATGGAAGTTGCGCGATGGAAACTACAAAGCAACAGATGATCAGCGCATCCCGGTTGATGCGGTAACACTATTCGCGGGTAAAGGTACATCGGTTCCAGAGGCGCTAGCGCGTGAGCACGGATGGATTGACACTGATGCTCAGGCTAAAGCGGTTGCTGCCCCGGCTGAGAATAAAGCAATCGAATCACCTGATGAAAACAAACAACGTAAGCGCAAGAAAGACGAAAGTGTAGCTGCGTAAATAATGGCAATTATCACTACTACACACGGCGATATGGATGAGTCCCTACTCGAAAAAAGAACGGGCGAAGTCGACAATGAAGACGAGTACACAACATGGGTAGAATACTACTTCAACGGTGAGTTGGTCCATCGCTCTGCGCATGTGAGATTGAAAAAGAATATAACGACAGAAGGTATAGCAGCCCCGCTCTAAAGATTTCACCTATTTGGCCTTAAACACGGAGGTGCGCCATTAGCAACACGCAAAGTCTTTGCACAAGTTTCAAAAAAGAGATCCTTAACGGCATTCACGCGCTCGGAACTTCTGTTGTACGAGCAGGCACTACGCCAGATTCCTTTAAGGCTGCTCTTTATCTCGCCTCAGCTTCATTAGGTGCTGGTACTACAGGCTATTCGTCTAGCGGTGAAGTCACCGGCACAAACTACACTGCTGGCGGCGTGGATCTGACGGGTTCGCCTGATTGGATTGCGCCGAATACGTCAGGCACCACCGCCTTTACAACGCCAACTAATTCGATTGTCTTTACGAACGTCACGCTCTCCACGGCGTTCGATGCAGTGCTGATCTACAACTCAACCCAGGGCGATAAGGCGGTGAGTGTGCATGTCTTTGGGAGTCAAACCGTGACATCAGGTACATTCACGCTCACGATGCCCACAAATGACGCAAGCACGGGACTTATCCGCATCGCCTAAGGCGGAAAGTGATATAATTCCCGGGCCATGAACACAGGAGTTTACCAGATTACAAATACCGCAAACGGTAAGATCTATATTGGGTCAGCCGTGAATCTTCGTGATCGGCTACGTCTGCATCAACTGCATCTTGATCGTGGGACGCATCACAACGCGCATCTGCAAAGTGCTTGGCGTAAGTATGGACCAGACGCGTTTCAGTTCAGAGTGCTTCTGCTATGTTCGCGAGATGATTTGTACTTTTACGAGGCAGCGGTGCCTGGACAGGTTTGAAGTAGTGCGTAAGGGCTACAACAAGTCTCCTACCGCTGGAACAGTGCTCGGTATTAAGCGCTCACCTGAATACATCGCGAAGATGGCTGCGGCCAAGCGGGGACTCAGGCGTAGTCCTGAATCGTTAGCGAAACTGCGCAAAACTCTTAGCCAACCAGAATTGAAGGCTAGGATCGCAGCGGGCGTTAGTGCCGCACTAAGGGGAAAACCAAAATCGCCAGAGCATGTTCGCAACGCAGCGCTTGCTCTAGTCGGCAAAACAGTGACGCAGGAAACGCGAGCTAAATTACGCGCAGCCAACCTCGGAAAGATAAATGGCCCACACACGATCGAGACCCGCCTAAAGATTTCGTTAGCGCAAAAGGGCCGGCTTCTTTCCGCGGAGCATCGAGCGAAACTAGCCATCGCACAACAAAAGCGTTTTGCTCGGGAACGTGCTGAGCGAGGGATAGTCGCGTAAAAGATGGCCCAACAATATCTCATTGGCAGTGGACCAATGCCGACTACGGCATCATTTGCCACACTGTCAACTACTACGTCGATCCTCACGCTACTCCAAGTTAAGGCAAGCGCCACGGCAACCTTTAAGATCATTGAATGGGGCATCTCGTTTGACGGCTCAAGCGCAGCCACTCCAATTAAAGTCGAACTGTGCGAGACAGACGTTGCAGCAACCGTAACGGCCTCTGCAGCGGCGGACATTATGAAGTACAACGCCGAAGCTCTACAGGGTGGCGATCCAACAACAAATCTGTTCCCGGTGGGCACTACATCGACAGGCTATAACGCTTCTGGTGAAGGAAGCATCACGGCTATCCGGGAGTTTGATATTCAACTTATTGCTCCTACTAACCAATACGTTAAACAGTTCCCTCTGGGGCGTGAACCTGTTATTCAAATTTCCAAGTTTGCGCGTATTCGAGTTAAGGCAGGAGCGGCAGTAAACGCCTATGCTTATATGATTGTTGAGGTTTAAGATGGGGGTGGATGCCGCTGATCGGGATAATCTCATTCTGGATGATCGCGACTGGATGCAGGGAGCACGCTATCGCTAATGACCCTGAAATCAAAAGAGTTTGATCAGAGTTACTTTGATGGCGAGACGACGCGAATGCGTCACAATGCTGGATACTCACGCTATGAACGCTGGCATCGCTACGATGGAATGAATTCCACGGGAGAGTTTTGGGCTGACTTCGCCGCCTCGCTGCTAAGGGATTTTGACTTGGCGGGAAAGAAGATCTTAGAACTGGGCTGCGCAAAAGGATTTATTGTTGAAGATCTTCGTGCTCAAGGTGTAGATGCATATGGCTGCGATGTTTCAGAATACGCCATCTCTAAGGCCTCTGAATCCGTCCAGCCTTATTTGCTGTGCGGGGAATCACTCTCGATACTGCGAAATACCCCGACAGAGGAATACGATTTCATTATTAGCCGAGGGTTCCTTGAGTGCATTGATCCTGTCGTCTTCCCTTCCCTTGTCGCTGAGATGAATCGCGCTGCACAGAAACAGATTCACTTCGTTCATACCGAAATCAACCAAGAGTGTTATGTGCGGCAATCACTTCATCAATGGGCTGCGTTTGACTGGAAAGAAGGCACAGTCCTGATCGCGATTGACGGTGGAGAGGTCTATAACACGTAAATGGGCACACAAATAAACAGCACGGACTCAGCGTTTATATACAACAGTAACCGCTCAACCGTGCGCACCAGCGGCGGGACGATTTACCAGATTCTTAATGTCGTCGTTGGCGGCTCAACATCATTTATCGAAGTCTGGAAATCCAGTGATGGATCGTCATGGGCCGAACAGGATCATGCCCACGCCCCCAATAGCGGCGCAGTTTATTCAGGGGCTACCGGGGCCATCGATAGTGCGGGTGTTATCCATATCGTGTATCGCAACGAAGCCTCAATGACACCAACTATGCGGTATGTGCAGTTCAACACCGCAACCGACCTTTTCCAGAACGACGCGCAAATCACTACCTTGAGCCTCTCTGAACATGGGGCGTGCGGCGTAGCGGTCGATTCCAACGACAAGCCTCACGCTTTCTGGACTGAGTCGATCACTAATATGGGTACGAGCTTCCGCACCCTGCAATACTCAAACCGAATTTCCGGCAGTTGGGCCACGAAAGTCGAAGTCTATGGTCAGGCATCCTCTAAGGGCGTGGACTTTGGCTCTTCCATGCTTATAGACAATAACAATAAACCGCAGATCGCCTTCGTGGTTATTACGGATGGCAAAATTCGGGCAGCAATCGGCAATGCGAACAATGCCACATCGTTCACGCTTTCGGACTGCGAAGCATCGACCGATGTTCTATCGGTTCCAGTTTCAATAGCGCTGGACTCGGGGAATAACACGTGGGTCTCATATTGTCGTAGCAGCACAAACGACCTCCTTTACCTCGTGAAGCACAACGCAGCCGATACTTGGACCACGTGGCAGACACCAGTTACGGATTCAAAGTCAGTAGAAACTAGTCCCGGCCACGGTGGGGAGGGTTCGGTCCAGAGCATATCCATTAACGGTACGACCGTTTACGCGATCTACCAGCGCCGGAGTGACGGTAATATCGTCTATCAAACCTACACAGGCTCGTGGTCCGCGGTCACCGTGCTTGAAGCAACGGATGTTGATCGCGTGAACTGCAAATGGTCCCAATATTTTAATAATGGCGGGACATCCCAGATTGATTATTGCTACCTCGTTTCAGTCGTTGACACAACGGCCTTTTGGAATAAGATTTCCTTAAGCGTCGCTGCGCCCATTCCTAACAAAGCATATATAGTCAGGCAAGCAGTTAATCGAAGTAGTAGCTATTAAATGAGACTGGGACGGTCACAACCGTTTAAGCCTTTTATCTCGAAGGCACCGCCTTCGGCAAATGTAACAATCGCGCTCTCTGGCGTATCGGCCACATCTGCGATAGGCACTCTCGTTGTTGGGCTCAGTCTTGCGCTCTCTGGATCCTCTGCAACTGCGAATGCCGGA